CCCACGTAGTAGCGGTTGATGTCACCGCTTGGCGTGTGCCATGCGGACAGGGGCCATGCGTTGTAGGCTACGGCGAGTCCCCAGATGGTCTCGCCCCACTGCATGACGTGGCTGATGCCACCCGTGCTGGGAGTGGGCTGGGGGTCGCTCGGCTGTGCGGGCGCGGCCGGTGTGGCCGGTGGCGTGGAGCCGCCGGCGGGGTTGGCGTACAGGTCCCACTGCCATGCGTCGCCACGGAAGATGTTGAGGTCGATGGGACTCCACGTGTTGACGACACCGGTGCCGCTGTACTGTCGCATGGCCTCACCGTACGCGCCTATCATCCACGGATTGGCCTGATAGCCGGTCGGGCTCATGTTCGCGTACTGGGCGATCCACAGGCCGTATCGGTCGCGGATGTCCTGCGGGATGGTGCCGGCGACCGGGCCGGTGTACAGCAATGGGCGCACACCGCCGCTCAACCGTTCGCACTCCGCCATGAATCGGCGTACCCAATCCCAATCGCCCCATGCGGGGTTGTCGTCCATCTCCCAGTCGAGCGCCACGATGCCGTGACGCCAATAGTTCAACGTATTCGTGTAGAAGAAGCGGGCTTCGGCCTCCGGGTTGCCGCCCATCGCGTAATGGTACAAGCCGAACTTCTTGCCGCTGGCCTGTGCCTGGGCGATCATACGGTTGGCGTCCGTGTTGACGCCTGACACGAGACAGTTGTTGTACACCTGTCCCGTGCCCCATGTGGTGCCGACCACGATAAAATCGGCCTGCATGTTGTACACGTCTACGCCGCACTGCCAGTTGGACATGTCCACGCCCTGCATGTCCGCGTGCGCCGCAGGGGCGAACAACATGGAGACCGCGGCGACGAGCGCGGTCAGCATCATGCCCACGCGCCGGTGCAGGCGTCCGTGTTTGTGTTTGCTTTTGTCGAGGATCTTCACATCCTCTCCTTCCCGCCCCGAGTCAAGGGGCAATAGAAAAGCCATCCCGGAATGGGATGGCTTTGAAAACCGGTATGAAATCAATGCCTGTGCGCGCCATGATTGAACACGAGGATGAGCGCGAGCAACAGCAGGTATATGCAGCCTGCGATCATGAGACGCGTCATTGCCGGTCCTCCAAGTATTTTTCGGCGGCGTTGACGATCCAGCATTGCGCGTCGAGTTTTTCGAGTTTGGCGAGCTCGTATCGGACGGCCTCGCTGTGGTCGTGCGACTGGTCGCCGTAGATCAGGCTGATGATCGTGTTCTTGATCGTGTCGCGGCACAACTCGTCCATACGGTCGTCGAATTTCTCGGTACGCTCGCCGAGCTGTCGGGTCTTGGCGAAATGCTGGGAGAGCGGCGAATCGTATGGCAGGCGTTTCGGTTGCACGTGCGCGTACAGGCCGGTCGCCAACGCGGCCAAAGCGCCCGGCCATATCCTGAGCAGCAGGGTGATGAGCGCGCACGCACCACCCACACCACCGAAACCAGCTAGAAACGTCTGAAACACATTGCATCTCCTTAAAAAATCAGTTTTGCAGTGGCATGAGGCCGCCGTACAGTGCGTCCATTTTCGGGATGAACTTCTTATATTCCTGCCAATCCGCCTGTGTCATCAGATTGATTGCCGAGAATCGCAGCGGATGATTCACCGGACACTTCAACTGGACGTATTGCATGTCATTCATGTGGAAATCAAGGCCAAGGAATGTGGTTCCGGCTGTATTGTCATGAGGCAACAGGACTCCACTACTCTCTGTTGCGTTGTCTACGTAGCAGATACCGTTCTCATGCCATCTGCTATCTTCTGGCACTTGGTAAATCCAGAAGTTCAGGTGGAAATCACCGGAGACCGGTTCGCCCAGTCGAATCTTGGCAAGAGGATTGACAGCGCCGCTGTTTGGCGTAATGAGTATGCCATCAGGGTCAGCATGCCGCACGGTCGCATCGTGTGTTGAGATGGTACTGTCCGGGAACATAAAGAGTGGATTCGGAATCAGATTCGTTATCAGGCTCATGCCACCACCCCCGTGAGGGTCAGGCGAGCGGCATCGTATCCCCGGTGAAATATCTGATGCCGTCGAGCAGGGCCTTGTTCGCCTGATACTCGTCCCACATGCAGATGAGAATACTGTTCACGGTGACGGTCGGACTGCCTGACTTGACGGAATAATACATTCCCATCGGACTGGTATCGGTGGCGGTCAACGGGTATCTGACACGTTGGCTTGCACTGACGTCGCCATACCCGCTCAACGAGATAGTGCCGCCGGTGACGTTCACATAGGCACTGACCCAATATTTCGTCCCTGGCTTTTTCGGAATGGTCGTGATATTCACCCACCGGCCTGCCGACAAGGTGATGGTCGAGGATGGGCTCGTGCATAGGTTCGTGACCATCATCGGGCATCACCCGCCCGGTGCGCGGCGTCAGCCGAGTGGCATCGTGTCTCCCGTGAAGAAGCCCGGAAGCCCCCCCCTAATGGCAGTGTCGTAAGTGGACTTGGATTCGAGGAGAATGTCGCGAATCAATATGAATTTGCCGACCGTGGACGGTGGCACGACACGTATGAGCAATTGCGTCGTGTTGGCCGGAATCGTGATGTCCGCGTCAATCGTCTTCGTCTGATCGTCTGCGATGCCGGTCTCGTACAGGATGGTGAATCCGTCGCCGACGCCCGCATAGACGCGGAAGAGTGCGCCGGAGCCTCGCGCATAGCAGACTGCGTGAATGTGATACACGCCGGCCCGTGGAAGATTGACTCCCGCAAGCTGGTATTGCGTGTATATGTCACCACTGCCGCTGGTCGTGGCACGCAGCCACCGGGAGCCGCTGACGGTCGGAAAATCCACGGTGCATTGTGCTGGTATGCATCGGAAAATGGTGTTAGCCATATTCGGGTCGGGGAAAAGGTTAATCCTCTGCATTCGTGTCCTCCTTGTCGAGACTGTCGAGCACGTCCTTGGGGATCAGTTTCATGGCCGCCGCGAGCTGGCTGGACAGGATTGCTACCTGTTTGTTGAGTGTGCCGATCTGTTGCGAGAGCTGGTCGATGACGGTGTTCGCGTCGGCTGGAATCTGAGTCAAAATGTCTCCTTAAATACGAAACCCCCGCAATCCGCGTGGATTGCAGGGGTTGAAAAAACTGGGAAATACTGGTTAGTCGGCGGCGGTCATCGTGTCGATTCGGGTCACGGCCTTAAGCTCTTCCAAGGTGAGGGTGCGTCCGAGATTCGTCTTCACGTCCGTCAACGTGACGGACGTGCCGGAATCGTCGAACGTCGCGAGCACGCCACGCTGATAGTCGCGCCACGATTCGGTCGAACCGTCCGTGCTGGAATACTCCAATCCCAATCGGCACAGTTCCGCGCGCAGGCTTTCCTTCGGCGGACGCAGGTCGAGCACGCCAGACGGCTCGGCGGGCGTCACGGTAGGCGCGGTATCGGTAGTGGTTTCAGTGGTCTCATCGGTCATAATCAATCTCCTTAATTCTGTTGGTTTTGTCTTGGCATGAGCGCTTCGTAGAAGCGTTCCTCGCATTCGTCAAGCATGGTCAGGGTGGATTCGTCCGAGAGAAAGGCGTCCAATCCCTCGACGTCCCGCGTGCATGCCGTGTCGATGCCGCTGGACGCTTCCACGCCGGAAGCATCCGAGGTCAATGCGGCGCGCATTCGCGCGTCGGTCTCATTCGACATGACCGGCAGGCCCATCCCCTCACGCGTCCTGTTGCGTGCGGCGGTCAGCGGATCGTCCAACACTTCCCCATCAGCAGCGAGCATGCTCACTCCGGTGGCGGAATCGGCTAAAGCCGATTCCAACGCTTCGAACGCTCCGGTCCACACGCCCCTGCCGGTCTTCGGATCGTATCGGCTCGTGTCCTCCCTGCCCTGCATGATCGCCGCTATCGCCTCACGGGTCGAAGCCAATCCGAGCAGCGCCTTCCACGATGCGATCACGTCGGGCGTGAACACGAAACTGTCCGACCCGTTCACCGGTGGATCGCAGCGGATGATGCACAATCCGTTCTCATCCATTTCAAAAGTCGATGACAAGATATCCTCCAATCATTTCACCAGATAGGCGAGGTATTCGGCGTACACGTCGACCGGGCATGGCTGGTCGGCGTTGTAAAGCTTCATTTGAAAGCCGCTCTGGCCGCCCGTGTTTACCGGATGCGCGATGATGCCGGCCCATTGCGAATCCGCGTTCGCGACCACGTAATAGTGGCCGTATTTCGCCGGACTGAACGTGCAATTGACCTGCGCTGATGCGCCGGTCGCGATCTTGTAGCCGGGATTCGGCCACCACGCCCTCCATGCGGCAGCGCCGTGGAAAGTGCAACGGTTTGTGATGCCGCCGAGATAGCCGCCAAGATATAGGTATCCGGTCGCGATGTTCGCTCCGACACCGACCGTGCCGTTCGCGTCGACAGCTTCGAGCCAGACATTTGAACCATTCGGACTGTCGCCGCACAGACTGAGTGACGCTCTCTGTTTCTTGCTCTCGTCCGGCTCGTCATAATCCGTGTTCGCAAGGATGAACACCCGCGATACGACGCCATCACTGCCGGTGCCGCCCTTCCTGATCGGCCTGGACTGGAGCTGCAGGAAAGCAGCCGGATCGTGCTCGGTGACGCGTCCGCTCCACAAGTCCAATTCGCCCATCTCACCGACCTGATTCGACTGGATGGCTGACGCGATGGCCGGATTCTTCCAGTAGGCGGTCTCCCCCTTGTACGCTGGGAATTCAATGCCGTCGCCCACGAACGTCTCCGTGCCGCCGACGAGGCTAGTCCGATAATCCGGGCTGATGCGCACCCTGTGCCCGCTGATGCGGGTTTGGAACGTGCCGGTCAGCACATTCGACTTGCCCTCGCCGTCAAGATAAACAGTCGGGTTATGGTTGGAATCCCACATTTGCAATGCGGTCGAATTGAGCTTCACGCCAGTGTTCGCAGCCTCGGAGCTTTGGAATATCGCGCCCGTGAACACGTAGCCTCTGAACTGGCCTGCGGCGACCTTGTCCGTCGTGATGCTGCCCGCCGCGATTTTCACGGCGGTCACGCTGTTTGCGGCGAGCTTGTCGACGGTGATCGCGCCGGACACTATCTTGTCCGCATTGACCGAATTAGCAGCCAATTTATCTGCATTCACCGCGTTGGTCGCCAGCTTGTCGGTCGTGACCGCGCCAGCCACGATGTCGCCGGCCTGAATCTTATGGACATTCAGGAGCGCCACGGTCATGTCCTCCGTCACGCGGAGCTTCGCGGTCGTGACCGAGTTCGCAGCCAACTTGTCGGTGGTGATGGCGAGCGAGACGATGTTGCGCGCCTGCACGCTGTTCGCGGCGAGCTTCGCGGCGGTCACCGCGTCGGACACAAGCTTCTCCGTCGTCACCGAGTTGGCGGCGAGCTTGTCCACCGTGATGGCATTGGCCTTGACCTTCTCGGCAGTCACGGAATCCACGGCGAGATGCTTCGCAGCCACCGTGCCGGCAGCCAGAATATTGTTGGCCACGAGGTCGAACGGCGTGAAGCGGGTGCCGTCCCACGTCAGCACCTCGATCACGCGGTCGGACAACGGCACCAAGACGCTCGGACTGTTATTCGGAGTCCCCGTCCAGTACGTGTAGAAGTCGGCCAGAAGTGACGGACTGTTGTTTCTCTCTCCTTTCCAACGAGTCCAGTATTTTTGCGTGCGCCACCACATGTCGCCCGGCTTCAGCCCGTCGTGATTCGGTTCGTCCGGGCCACGGTAGATCAGGTTCTTCCCGTCCGCTGTGGTCTGCGCCTTCTTGGCGGCGGCCTGCGCCTGATTCGCCTGCGCGGCCGCGTTCGCGGCTGTGGTCTGAGCCTTGTCGGCCGTTGATTGCGCCGTCTGCGCGGCAGCATGGGCCTTGACGGCTGCGTTCGCCGCATCCGTGGCCGCCTTGTCCGTCACGGCCATCCAACCGCTGCCGTTCCACCGTTTCGGCGTGTTCGCACCACCGGTGGTGTCAATCCAGAGGGTCGTCGCCTTGCGCATTGAAGCGTCCGGCGCAGTGGACTGGATGAGCACGTCGGCCTTGCCGTTCGCCACTCCAGCGGCGGCGGCAGCAGCCGTATTCGCCTTCTGCGCGGCATTCGCCGCGTCCGTGGCGGACTGGGCCGCGCTGTCGGCGGTGGCTTTCGCCTGGGTCGCAACGCTCGAAGCATTGACTGCTGTGGACTTGGCGGCATTGGCGGACTCATTGGCCGTATTCGCCAGAGTCTGCGCATTGCCAGCCGTCTTCTTCGCGCTTTCGGCGGCGGTCTGTGCCGCGTTGGCGGCATCCTTGGCCTGACCTGCGGTCGCGGTGGCACTCTTCGCGGCAGCGTTGGCCGCATTGGCGGTGTCCTGCGCGGTCTTGGCCGCGCCATTGGCCGTATCAGCCGTGCCCTGCGCGTTTTTCGCTGCGGCAGCCGCATTCTCAGCGGCCTTCTTCGCGTCGGTGGTCTTCGCCGCGTTGTCCGCGATATCCGACTTCGCCTGCTCGATCTGCTTCGCATTGTTCTCCACGTCGGCATAGCCCATGTGGTTCCACTTGGAGCCATCCCACACCAAGGTGTCGATCACGCGGTCGGACAACGGGACAAGCATGGACGGCGAATTGTTCGGAGCGCCCTGCCAATACGTGTAAAAGTCGGCCAGCATGGACGGCGAATTGTTCTTCTCGCCTTGCCAGCGAGTCCAATACTTCTGGGTCTTGAGCCACAGGTCGCCGACGATCAGCCCTTTGGAGGCGTCCGGCATGTCAGGCCCACGAAACGTATGGTTCTTCGAGTGGGCTTCGGCATACGCCTGCGCAGCCGACTCCTTCGCCTTCGAAATCTCGCCGTTCGCCGTGGTCAGGTCGCTTTTGGTCTGCGCGATGTCCTTCCGCGCCTGAGACAGATCGGCCTTGGCCTGCGTGAGCGTCCGGTTCGTCGTGTCGAGATTCGACTTGTTGGCTTGGATGTCCTTCCGTGCCTGATCGAGCTTGGCCGTATTGTCCTTCGACGCCGTCTTGTTGTCAGCCAAATCCTTTTGAATCTGCTTGACCTCTTCAGGCGAGACAGCGGAAGCGACGGTGACAGTGGCGACTGCCGACCAAGCGGACCGATTGCCCGCATGATCGACGGAACGAAGCGCATAGGAGTGCCGGGAACCGGCGGCCAGACCGGTCACGAGATAATCGCCCCGACCGGACTGGGTGGCGCTGATGACGGTCATGCCGGCCGCATTGACGCCCTCGCCGACCTCGACATGGTCGAAATCCGATTCCATCGACGCGCCGGTGGAGGTCCTGCCGTCCCAGTGGACGGTCACCACGCCGAGCTCGGACGCGAGGACCGGTCTCGAAGGTACGGAGCATGGCGTCACGTCCGATTCGACGGCGGCCACGAAAACGCTCGACCATTCGCCGAGCTTGTCCGAATACGTCGGCACGGCCCTGACGCGCACCTCGATTTGCGTGCCGCAGTCCAAGCCGCCGAAACCAAGCTGCGTCTTATCGGTCGTGCCGGCGGAATGCCAGGGCGCGCCATCCACGTGCCTGCGCCATTCGACGCGGTACGACGATATCTCGATGGACGTATTGTTCGTGGCTTCGGTCACGGCGGACCACGAAGCCGTGGCCAGACCATGCGCGAAACCATCCGAACCAATGTAGGCGTCCGTCTGCACCACAAGACCAGTCACGGCCTTCGGCGTCCGATGGTCTTTTCCCGGAGCGGGCAGGCCACCACCGGTGCCGCCGTTGATGGCGCCACCGGTGATGCCCTGCACTCGTTTCGCCTGACGGACGGTCGCATCGTAAAACTTGTCGTTCAACACGACCGAAGCTTTGAACTGATTGGATTCCAAGCTCAACGTGACCTGCTGGACACGCACCTTCTCCCCATGCATGACAGTGGGCGCGGTGATCCAATCACCCGGACGGTAATCGACAAGAGGAAGGCTCGGCGCATCATTGACACGCAGCGCCCTCGTGTACTGTCCGCGTACGCGCGCCGCAGTATCCAGAGTGGACTGCATGTACAAGGCGGCGGTGTCGTCATTGCTGATACCCTGCTGGGAAAGATACGTCTCCCACTTGCCCCAAGGGGAAGGGGCTGCGGGATTATCCCGTGTGAAAGCCTTGTTGTTATCGCCCTGCACGAGAATATGCGAGGCCAAAGCCTCAATGCTTTCCTCTTCCGGGGCTTCGAGCACGTCATGTGCCAATTGGACGGAGATACGGCTCAGGTCACGGCATAATCCCGTGGAATCCATGTTCCAGATTTTCAATGTCCGCTTGTCGAAAGCCCAGTCGCAGATCTTGTTGCTGGCGAGATTCGCCAACGCGGTGAGACTGCTGATGCCCGGCGTGTAGGCGAGCGTCATGATACTCTTCCACACGGTGCCAGCCGAATCCTTGCCGGTATCGAAACCGCAGGTGACGGGAATACCGCCACGGGTCTTGTTCTCATCGAGGAACGTGCGCATGATGAGACCGGCAGTGGCCTTCTTGAACACGCGCTTGCCCTTATCATCCCCGTCGCCCTCCAGATGATTGAGGTCGAGCATAAGGGCCTTGTTCAAAAGCCATGCATAAGAGGGGCAGGTGAACGTCACGGTATCCGATGAATCCAAGGCGTCACGGCTGCGGGAGATGAGTACGAAACGACCGTTCAATGGTTCCGTCCATTTTCCGCCATCGGACACTTCGACCGCGATTTCCAGACCGGTTTCGAGCTTGCGTTCGAGAATCGACCCATTCAACGCCTTACGGGAATACTCCAAGCGGAGAGCGCCCGTGTCATCGTGCAGGAAACTCGCGGAAAACGAGGACGGCTGGGGGAGCAGGCCCAGAGTGTCGCCGTTCGGCTTGTACGCCTTCAAACGGATGGAGAGGTTCTTCATAAGTGCCTTCCCATCACCACCATGCGCGACGCACATGCATGAGCGCATCTCCCGTCGCACCCGTGGCGGTGACCTTCAATCTGTACAGTTCGTAAATGTCAGGCCATACCTGCAGGATTCCGCCTGCCGGATAATCCAATCCGGTGGAAACGTCCGTGCCGGTCGGAGTCCAGGAGTTCGCATAGTCGGAACGCCATGCGCGCATGATGTCGGGCCTGATGTAAAGAGGTTTCGCACTGTCCGCAGCACCCGTCCAACTGATGCCGGTGTTCGACGTGGGGTCGGTCAGGGAGACGGAGGTGACGGTGCTGGGGAATCGGAAAACGATGTCGGTCAACGGGGCGTCTCCCCAGAAACCGTCGCCGGGGATACCGCCCTCGAACAATAGGCTCTCGGAATTGTTGGCCTCACCACGCCACATGGTGATGAAATCCGCCAACAGTGAGGTACTGTTGTTCGCTTCTCCCGACCATCTTGTCCAGAACCTGTTGATGGTGACGGGTTTCGGGAACACGAGACCGTCCTTGTTCAATGGCAATGGGCGATCCCAATATTCCGATTCATGCCACCATATGTCCGGCATGGCGAACTTCGCGGTGAACGACACCAGATTATTCGGATGGGAACTGTCATCGTCGGCGGTCAACGAGGTGAGCTCCACCCGCGTGGACTGCTCCACACCGTCCTTCACCCTCGTAAGAGTCAGGTTAGGCATGGAGCACAATCGCATGATTCGAGAGGATTCCTCATACACTTTCGGTGTGAAGGCGTCCACTTTCAACGTGATCTCACGCTCGTCGAACACGGGCGGAATACCCAGATTCAGGGTTCCGCTCACGCCGGGCACCGTAGTGACCGTTCTGCGGGTGCTGATGCCCGGCATGAGCGTGGAGCCCACGATGACCAGACAGTTCTCCGTATCCAACACAACCCCGTTGAGTTTGTAGGACATGGTGGAGAGCATCATTTCCTCCTACTGCAAGAGACCGAGGTTCGCGTACTGGTCGAGCTTGTTGTTTTTCTGAACCTCGATTGGTGTGACGCTCGGATAGATGAACGTCTGGTTGTATGTGTCGCCCGAACTGGTTTCGATGGGCATCGACCAGCCTCCGGACTTGGAACCGCCGTTCAACCCTCCGGAAGGCATGGTGATCTGGCTGGTGCGCCGCGCGTCCGCAATGTATTTGCTGGGAATGCTGCCGGTCGCGTTTATAGCGGCCATGATTCCCCTGCCGTACAGGTTTTCCATGCTTTGCACGGCGGCCTTACGTATCACGTACTCACCGGTACTCACATCCGTGTAGGCATTCAACGGAACCGAATCGCTCGTATTGTTGCCCTGACCAACCACACGTCCGGTCTTGGTAACACCCGAACCAGCGACCTCACCGCCCTCAGCGTTCTGGCGTTTGACACCGAACACGGCAAAGAACTTCTGCTTCGCCCATTCCCAACCGGATTGCATGGCGCTCCAGAAGGAACTGGACACGCTTTCCGTACTGGCGCCGAACTGAGCGTTATAGCTGCTGCCGTTCCATTGCCAGCCCTGATTTGAGGCCGACCTCTTGGCGTTTGCGGCTCCTGCCGCGTCACCGTCGAACGACGCGGTGGGATGCTGGGCATCCCAGTTGCTGGCGTTCGCATCGGCGCTGGCCTTTGCCGGGCCTGAATTGTCCTTCGCGTTCAGGTCGGCGGACGGAGCCAACTGGTCGTAGGCGTTGAGATTGCCTTCGACGTAATCCAACGTGGCTTTCGTCAGATCGTCGGCGTTCAGCTTGGTCGTGTAACCATTACCATCAGAACCGGCCTTGAACAGTTCGGCATGCTTCTTGACAATATCGGTGGCGACGATCGCCTGAGTGCCATCGGCGTCAAGGACAATCGTGTACTTGCCGGAACCGTCGGTGCTGACGTTCTTGCGTAGCTCGTCCATCTTCGAGCTGACCTGATCCATGCTCGTGATGGCACCACTGTTGATGCCTTCGAGAATGGTCTGGAACACCGCCGTGTTACCGTCCCCGGGGAAGATGGCTCGCAGATTGCTCAGATATTGGGTGAGAGCGGTCTTGGTCTGCTCCGTTTCGGCTTTGAACAGGGTGGTGACCTCCTCGGGGGTCAGACCATAGATCTGCTGCAACCGTTGCGCGGCATCGGCGGGAATACCCATGCTGTCGGCGGTGGCGAGGAACTGCTTCGCCAATTCCGCCTGCTTGGCTTTCACCACGTCGGCGGACGCGCCGGACTCGACCATGCTCTTCAACAGGTCATGACCGGAATTGCCCAGATTCTCCAACGCGGATTGCGCCTCGCGACCGGCCTCGCTCATCGTGTTGAACGAGCCCGTCACGCCCTGGATGCCAGAAGCGTTCGCATCCCAAACCGGGCCGCTCTGCGCGGCCAACTGATTGACGCGGGCTATCGCATCCCCCATATTGGAATACGTTTCACCGTAGTCGGAAGCCGCGTTCAACGCATTCTGCTGAGCTGTGCGTTGACGTTCTGCCCAATCCGCAGCAGTCTGCTGAGCCTTGGCCAGCATCTGAGTACGTTCGGCCTGAGTGGAAATGGCGATGGACACCGAATCGGAATCCTCACCAAGCTTGATGAGCTTCGTGGCATAACCCTCCGCATACCCGTTCGCTTGGGCAATGGCCTCGGAATTGGCTATGTACTCGTTGCGCTGATCCTCAAGCGCGGTTTTCACCTTCTGCGCGGCCCTCGCCAGATCGGCGTTCTTGCCTATGCCATGACCGACGTTGACATTGTATTTCTCAATCGTCGCATCGAGCCGGTCAAGTGTCGCCTGGTATTCGGCCTGCGAACCGGTAACGGACTTGGTGAGATCGCTGACGTTGAGACCGAGCTTCTTGGCCGCGTCGCTCACCGAATCAAAACCCGTGGTCATATCCGACCACCAGTCGAACTTCGTGCCGGAATAATCCGTGTTGTCGAAATTCTCCTTGATGGCCTTGCCAACCTCGGTGATTCCCTCGGCTGCGGACTGAGCGGAATCCGGTATCTTCTCCAACGCGGTGCGAATGTTCTCGGACGCCTGCTCATTGGCCTGAGCGGTTTTCACATACTCCGAGTAGGCGGCAGTCACCACGGCCACGCCAGCGGTCACGGCGGCTCCGACCGGCCCGCCGAACGCGCCCAGCACGGCGCTGCCGACACCTTTGGCCAAAGCACCGGTCTTTCCTAGCACGCCGTTTGCGTTCCTCACGCTGCCGGCTATGCCATTCAAGGCCGGGTTGGCGGCGATGAAACCGCTGACCGCATCCTTCATGCTCGCGCCGGCGGTCTTGGTGGTCACGCCGAGCCCGTTCAACGCCTTCTGGTATTCGACCATGCGCAGCGTGTTCTCGACCAGACCGGTCTTCACCGTGTTCCAAGCGGTCATGCCCGCCTTGCCGAACGTGGCGTACAGGCCTATCGCGGCCTGAATCGGTTCGGGCAGCCTGCTGAACGCATTGGCGGTGGCCTCGGCGGCTTTGGCGACCGTGGTGATGAGCGGCGCGCTGGCCTTCAACGTGGCGGCAAGGGTACCGCCGAACGTTTTGGACAGCTGGCCCACGGTCTTCAGCAGCTGGTTGAACGCGGGGCTCGCGTCGCCAACCGCTGAGAACACCTTCTGGAAGCCTTCGGACACTCCCGACGAGAATCCGCTGATGCCGTCCTTCGAGTTTTTCAGAAGACGGCTCGCGTTACGGGTGAACGAGCTGATCGTATTGCCCGCATCGGTGAACATTCCGGCGGTGGTGTCGCGCAGCTCGTAGGCTGCGGAACCGATGTCCGAGAAGGCGTTGCGCATCTCGTTCTTCGCGGCTTCCGCGCCCTTGGCCCACGCTTTGAGCGTGGTCTGGAATCTGGCGGAGTTCACCGCACGGTCGGCCTTGCCTACAGCCGTGCTGAACCCTTCGAGCCCGTTCTGGCTTTCCGCCAACGCGGAATACAGGCCCGTGGCGATGCCCCACACGCCCTTGAACGAGTCCTTCAGATAACCGGCCTGTTCGACCACCTGCTTCATCGACGCGACGATCTCGCCGGTGGCTCGGGTCTTATCCACCCAGTCGGCGAACTTCGAGGCCATATCACTGAAATAGGAGGCGGCGCGAGGCAGGTACTGGCTGGTGCCGTCGCTCAAGCGGAGGAACGACTTCACCACGCTCTGCAATCCCGGATTGAGATTGTCCACGGCCTCGGAAGTACGGGAGAATATGGTGGACAGCTCGCCGGCCTTGTCGGACTCGCGGATGATGTCCGCCAACCCCTCGACCACCTTGCCCTCGCTGGACGCGATGCCGGTCATGCCGGGGATAAGCGTGCCGCTCACATCGTCCATCAGGCTTCTGATGGCGGGGCGTGCCTTCTCGTAGAACGCCTCGTCCATGGCGTCGCCGAAACCGGCGAGCTTCGTCGTGGCGATGTCGATCTGGTCGCTGAACGTGGTGCCTTTTTCGCCCCACGCATGTTTGAGCACGACGAACGCCGCACCCAAGCCGGTGATGGCGGCGGGAGCCGCGAACGCGGCCTTGCTCATGGCTCCGAGACTGGCGGCGACGCCGAGCACGCTGGAGGAGAGGTTCACCGCGCCGGCGGACACTCCGCCGATGACGGCGCCCACCGCACCCAGTATGGGAACCTTCGTGTCCAACGTGTCGAACAAATTCACCAATCGCTGGAACTGGTTGTTGACCCCACGCAGACCGGTGGCACCGTAGAGCATGCCGTCGATAAGCTTGCCCATGTCCGTGGCGTGCAGCTTCGCGTAGATTTCCACGCTGCGCGGACGGGTCAGGTACATGAGATGCGCGGAAGCCGCAGCCGACTTCAGGTCGAGGTCCATCTCCAGCTTGTCGTGGTCGTTCTGGAAATCACGGGCCTTGCGGCGGGCCTTGCTCACATCGAGGTCAAGGTCGGCCACATATTTGAAATCCTTGTCACGTCCGGCGAGATGGCCGGCAGTGTTCATGCGGTCGATGGCCTGCCTGTAGGAGGTTTCTATCTCCTTGGGCAGGTTCACGTAACGGCGGCGCAGATCATCCAGCTCGCGTTTGAGCTTGTCGGCGCCGTTCGTATAGAACTTGACGCGGGCTTCCTTGCGGTTCAGCTCGTCGGTCTTGCGTGCCACGTTCTCAAGGTCGGAAACGACCTTCGCGTAACGGTCGATGTCGATGCGAATCTTCGCGTCAGGATTGTCCCTCAGCCGTTTTATCTCTCGGTCGATTCGCGCGATCGCAAGATTCGCTTCGTTCATCTCCACGACGTTCGACCCGAGTGGCTTGAACTTGAGGATCGCGTCCTGAAGCTGACGAATGTTCTTGCGGGTCTTGCCCAGAACCCGTTCGCTCTGAGCGCCGTACTTCTTCTCCAACGCGGTCTGCTTGGAAAGAATCTGGCCATACTGCTTCGCGTACCGGGCAGACACCTTCCATCGGTAGCCGTTGTCGGATGCGGTCTTGATGGCCTTACCCATACGTTTCGCGTTGCCACGGACTCCGTCAAGCTCCTTTTCGAGCTTGCGGAGGCTGGTCATCGCCTGGTCGAGTTCAACCTTCGGAGAGATTTTACGGTCGTTGATGCCATCGACCATTTTCCGCAGTGTCTTATCGTCACCGCGAATCTCGACCGTCTTGGTCAGGTCATCGGACTGTATGCGCCGTTTCGTGGCGGTCCAGCTCGCATCATCAACGTCCACGTTCAGTGGAATGTCGAGACTTTCGTCCGCGTAACGTGCGAGCTTGCGGCGCAATTCCGCACCGAAGTCATTGGTGTCCGGGTAGATGCTGATGCCAACGGCACCGCCCTCGTATACTGCCATCGGTGAACCTCTTTTCAGTTATCGGGAGGAGAACAAGGCCTTCATCGAATCGAGGTTCGCCTCGACCGGCTTTTCCGGCTGTTCCGTGTTCGGGGGAAGAATTGGCGTGAACTCGGGGTGCTTGCCGTTCTTGGTTTCCATGAGCCCGCACGTCAACGCGCCCACATGGTTGAAAATGCCCAACAGGAGGCTCGTGTCCTGCGAATAACGGTGATAGGAGAGCATGCGCCGTGATTCGCCCTCATCGGCGGTCTCGGATCGCATGGGATGGTTCAGCAGCCATTCGCGGTACAGGGACTCGTCATAACCCGACAAACCCTGCAGGAGCCTTACGAGAAACCCGCCGTCATACTCGTGGATGGCGGCGGGCATATCAAGGTTGTAGAAGCGTCTGAAGTCGCAGGTCAGTTCGACCGGGCAGTTTCGGTAGGCGTCCTCGACGCTTCGGATTTTCCCAGTTCGACCCTGTAGAACATGCTCAGGGCAAGGAACGCTGAGAACAGGACGTTGCCGTCACGGCCCGTGGCCCACTGTTCGTAAGCCTTCTCGTCCTTGGCAAGACCCTTGTAGAAATCATTGGAGATGGATACGACGCGGGCGACGAGCAGGGCTGCGTCCATCTGATCATCCTTGGCGTCGAGCTCCGGCATCTGAGTGTCGAGAAGCGTGAGAAGCACCGTGAAATCAGCGGACTGCTCCGCGTTGAAGTCGTATGCGGGAACCAGCTCTGGAAGCCCCTTCAACTCCGGGTATTCCTCGACAAGCTGGCCGAAAGTTTCGGGAAACTCCTTCTTCGGAGTCTCAGTGTCGTTTTTCTTGGCGGTCATTGCCGTCCTCCTATCCGTGAAACCCTATCCGTGAATGAAGAATCCCCATACGGCCCGGATAGGAGAACCGTATGGGGATGAATCAATGTCAGGCGGTGGGAGCCGGCAGCTTCACCCCGCCGAGAGTGGAAGGCTGGCCCGCGAGCCGGATATCCTTGCCAGCCTCGACTGTGGCTGTCTGGCCTCCACCATCCGCAGCGAAATCCTCCGGACTGAACAGCGCGTAGCCTCCAGTCTCACCGTTCGGGCCCTTCTTCAGGGCATCGGTGGACTTGACCACCGCGTTGAAGCTGAACTCGGCGAACTCGTCGCCGGTCAGGTCGATGGTGTCGAACGTGAAATCGGTCTCCGGCAGATACAAGCCGAAGGACAGTTTGTCGCCGTCATCGTAGGCGAGGACGAACAAGGCGAGCTTCTGCACGATCGGCTTGATGGGCACGATCACGCCGCCGTGGTCACCATCCCAGCCGCCGGTGACCTTCTTCAACGTCGCCTTGTCTCCCTGGACGCTGGCGCCGCTGACGGTGATGGTCGGGGCTTCGGTGGAAGTGCGTGCGGCGGCCATCAGCCACGTGTCGATGGTGGTGGTGTCGCCGCCGTCCTTGCTGAAGCTGATCTTGTTGGAATTGGAGGTGTGGCCGAGATTATCCCAAACGGGAGTGTCCGCGGTGCCGACCTTCACGCTGCCGGAGTTCAACAGAAACTGTTTGACGCCGGCAGTCGGGATGGCGGTCTTGGCCGGGGCCGTGAACACGGTTCCTCGCGCGGCCTGAAGCAGCGCATCGCTGTTAATAGCCATGATGGTTCCTTTCGGATATTGGATTTGGGTAAAAGAAAAGGGCCGGCCATGTGGCCGACCCCTGTAGGTCAGATGAGGTCCCGCGCGTCCATTGATGCGTCGAAACCGTATTCCTTGATGTTCTTGCCTTGGTTCTCCTTGGCGTCGCTGCGACGCTGTGGGGAATCAATGCTGTTGATGCGGCTTATCTTGCCCGCCGAGGTCTTCTCCTCGAACGGCCATCCCATGACGGTGCGGTACAGGTTGCGGGCGAGGCCGCTCGGATTGTTCGTGTCGGCGGCGAGAACGGTGAACGATACGGTGAACCGCCACAAGCCCCTGTCAACCTGTTGGCCGGGAGACACCTCATAGAGAATCACCCGGCCGTTCTCGGTCACGGCGTTCAGGTCGAGGTCGATTTCGCTGTACACTGCGACCGACGCCCAATCCTCGTTCGGATATTCACGGTTCAACAGTTCGTAGACGACCTGTTCGGCGTCGATGCTTTCCCTCACATCGATGGCGAGGTGTTTGAAGATGTTGTCCATGACGGCCTACACCTTCAGCTTCGACGCAACGTTGCGCATGGAATGCATGCCGGCCAAACGACGTCCGGCACGATTGTTGACGTAACCGAACTCCAAATGCGAGGCGATTTCCGTTCCCTCACGGCCTTTGACGCTGAGAACGACCGAATGGTCCTGCGCATGGCCGGGGCGGACGGAGACGTCGATGCGATCCGTCAAGTCCGCTCGCGCCACCGCATGATTACGGTCGTCAACCGTTCCAACCCCCATCTGCGTTTTGACCATGACGGCCGCTTTCTCGGCTGCGGCGAGGGTTATCGAGGGGCCGAACATGAGCGCCACGTCACGGCCTATCCCCGGTCTGATGGTCACGCGGCCCATCGGCGCCCACCTCCTTCGACCATACGGGTTCGGGAATGCCGCCGGGCACGTAGCCGCCGATGACCACGCGACGGCAGCGAACCTCCCAATGACGGGAAAGCACGCTGCCGCTGCCACGCCATGTCGGATAGCCATCGGCGTCATACCAGTCGCCCTTGTACCAGATACGCGAATGAATATCACCGGGCCACTGGCGTGCGAGAATCTGCAAGGGCGTGACCTCCTGAAGGCCCCCGCCGTTCTGCCCGGAAGGACTCTTGTCCTCGGCGCCACTGATGGAGAACATGCCGGCCTGCTGCGCCCGGCCTTCGACCGAACACACGACCTTCACCGGGTCGCCGACCTGCTCGTGATAGCCTCCATGCGCGTCCTGCACATGACGACGGTTGACCACGATCACGTAATCCGTATCGAACAACTGTTGGACGCCATGGCCGGTCAATTCCGTACGGTCGTACAGGTGGCCTCCGCCAAGCTCGTCGATGTCCACCCCGTCGTAGAGGTGGCCCATGTCATAGGTCTCCATAAGCGCCTCACATGCCGTAGGCGCGGTCGAGACCAATATGCACGGTGCCAATCGGGCCCATCGAGTCGGAATGGCCTTCCAGCAGCGCTTTCTCACGTTTCGACACGTACAGGTTCATGGAACCGTCCTTGCCGGGCGGATTGTCCTGCGCATCGAAGTTCGTATACGAGTAGCTGCCGTTCGATTCGGTCTTGAACTGCCGGTAGCGGACGACGCGCAACACCATCTGGCTCACCACATAGCCAAGCGTGCGCTCCTTCAACAGGCCGTTCTGATAACGCGGGGCCACGTTCTGGCATTCAGCCTGAACCATGTCGGCAGCGACCCCGCACTCATTGAGCAGCCAGGCGTTGGGAAACCGGTCAAGGAGAAGGTCGGGCTGGTCGAGCGCGTTGACACGCAACCATTTCAGCCAGTCGATGGAATCGATGGAAGCCACGACCCCTCCTTACTATCCGAGGACGGAAGCCTTCGCGGTGCTGACGGCCTCCTGCAGGATCGGCATCATCGTGCCGTTGGCCCACAGGTCGTACTTGACCGGGGCGCCACCGGAGAACATGGCTCCGATGAAACCGTCGTTCACGCTCTTGTTGATGCCGTATTCGGGATCCTGTCCTTCTGCTGTCGGGCCGGAGGCGGTGAAACCAAGACCCGTATCGTTGAACGACGGGAACATGATGAACGTGCCGTTGGGGATCAGCGTGTTCGTGTCCACCGGCATCTTGAAGCCGTTGTTGACCTCAAGGTCGGTGTACAGCACGTCGATCATGCGCACGTCGGCGAGGCCGCAGGCGGTACGCAGCACGTCCAGCACTTCGGCGCGGGTCAGGCGCGGCTTCGAATTGGCAAGGGAAACGCCCGTGTATTCGGTGATGAACGACTCGTTGGTGCGCAGCGCGTCGATGACCTTGCTGGTGGTCAGCGCGGCACCCGGAGTACGGCCACGCTCCTTCTTGATGGCGTCCACCCACTTCTGCACGTCGGTGACCGGATCGGACTTCACGTCCGACCAGACTTTGGCGGGAGTGAGCTTGGAGATGCTGGTCGGACGGTCGAACGTCCACGTGTTGGCCTTCAGGCCGTTCTCCTCGACGGTGATCTTCGCGTCCACCATGGCGGCGATGCGGGCCAGTTCGATGCGTACGGCGGCTTCCTGGCCCAACTGGGTGAGGATTTCCACGGCCTTGTCATGCAGCCACGTGGAATCGCCCGTGTGGTTGATGACGTCGCGTTCGGAGATGTGGCCCATCTTCGACAGCGGGATAAGGCCCGTGTAGTTCTCGCCGGACTGGGCGACGGTCTTGCCGTGAGCGGCCTCCGCGTCCCAGGCGCGGAACTTCATGGCGTCGGTCTCCTTCGGCGGGATGATCTTCTGCCACGTCACCGTGTCCTTGCCGTCATTCGACTTGACGGGGAACACGGAGCCGAACGGCAGCAGGCCGTCGATGAAATCGAAGCCGGACTGCACCACACCCGACGCCTCGGACGGGCTGATGATGTTCTTTTCCAGGGTTCCACTCATTGAGGGTTCCTTTCAGATATACGAAAGCCCGCCACAATGGGCGGGCTTATAAGGGTTGTTGGATTGGTTACTTGGCGATGCCGGCTGTCTTGAGTGCGGTCACGATGTCCGTCGCGCTGGCGTCCGCCGCGATGGTCACCTGCTTGACGCCGCCGAGCGCGTTCGCCGTGGCGGCGGGCAGCGTGTAGGCGGGGGGAATCGTCGGCTTGTTCTTCAGGCTGTTGTAGGAGCCGTCGAAATTCGAGTTGCCGGTGCCGGCGCCGATGGCGGTGCGAGCTGCGGCGGCATCGTTGGCGGTCAGGATGCTGCGGCCGACGGTGGAGGCGTCGGTGATGTTCGCCGCGGTGACCGTTACTGGAACCGTGATGTTGGAGGTGGCCGAAGCGTTGGACAGCGGGGTGACGGTATCGTCCTCGATGTCGAAGAAGCTGCCGCCCCACACCGCGCCGTCGGCGGGAACGACCGGCAGCTTGCTCTTGATGATGTCACCACGGTAGCGCATGCCGACGTTCGCACCGTTGACCACATCCCAGCCGCCGAACGTGACGCTGATCTCCACCATGCTTTCCAGCAGGCCGGCGATCTTGTTCTGACGGCCATCGGTAGCATTCGGGTCATACGGGCCGTATTCGCCGCTGGCGGTGATCTTGGCCAGCGGGATGCCGCTCTTGATCCAGATGGTCGTGGCCTTGTCGCCCAGGCCGGTCAGGTATTTGTCGCGCTTCGTCTTGTCGTTCACGTTGAACGTGGACAGGTCGAGGGTGACGCTCACGGTGCCGTCATCGGTGTGGTTGCCGAAACGCCACTCGTTGTTCTCCTCCACGGTCACGATGCCGGTGGAGCGCACATTCTCGTATGCCATGTGCTTTTCCTTTCGATTGAATGTTTGTGGTTACTTGGCGGAGCGGGCTTGGCGCCTCTGCTCCTGACGTGCCTTGGCGGCGGCGTATCCGTCCGCGAACGAGCCGGAACGAATCTTCGGGTCTCCCTCGCCACGGGTACGTGCCCCTTGTTCGGCCTTCTCCCGCACAGGTTCTGCCTTCACCGGAGACGTAACTGGATTGAGTGCCGCGTATTTTTCGGCCCATTCGGAAATCTTCTCCGGTTCGGTCTCACCGCACAGGGCGAACACGTCATCGCTGATCTGCGGGTGGGCCTTCTGGGCCTTCATGCGCGCGTTTTCCACCTGCAAGTCATGCAGCTGGCTCTGGGACTCCTCGTAGGCGGCTTCGGTCTTGCGAAGCTGCTCGTAGTTGTCCTTGGCCTGCTTCTCGTGCTTACGGGACAATGCCTTCCAGTCGGGGCCGTTTTCCGTCTCATCGACACTGTTCGCGGCAAGTTTCTCGGTGGTCACTGCGTTGGCGATGATGCTCTGGGGGGTCACGCTATTGGCGGCGAGATTGGAAGCGGTGATGGGACCAGTGAGCGAGCTGTTCGCGATGTAATCCGTACCGGTATTGGCCGTGACGGTCTGACCGGCGTTCTGAGAACCGTCCGTGACGGTCTGATTCTCCTGATTGTTAGCCATGATGGCCTTTCTTGGTTAGGCAGCGGTGCCGAGCATCGACTGCACTTGGTTGAGCAGGGCACGTTGGTATGCCCATGATTGCCTCAGATGGATCGACGGCTTGAACCTGTAGGTTCGGCCCTCGTATCTGAAGTGGACTTCCTTGCCGGTGTCGGACACCTGCTTGTAGCGTTTGGAGAACTCGATCGCACGGTCCTTCATCCGCTGGAACTGTTGGAGCGTGGTTTTCCGGTCCGGCGTGGTCCACTTGTCGGAATCCTTGCCGGGAACCGGGTTCGGCGTATCCCTCGCGTCCTGCGCCATGAGGATCGGGCCGAGTTCGCCGTGCGTGATGGTCTTGACCCTCACGTTCTTCAACGCCGCCGCCGTGGTGCCTCCGGCCTGTTCGTAGAGCTTTTTGAGATCGTCGGAGTTCAATTGGAATCCGGGATCGTAGTCGGAGCCCGCAGGGGCGACGCCGCACTTGCAGTTCGCGTGCAGGGGGAGCAGGGCTGCGGTCGAATACCATCGGTCTGCGGCGGCTATGCACAGGCCGCACGAACCGGAACGGGAAAGCTCCGGATGAAGCACCCTGCGGTATTCGAGCACCTTGCTGCCGCGATACCGGCCCAATGTGGCGTCGGTGGAGGCCCGTTCCACGTTGTCCCACACGTTGGTCTGCAATCGCTGCAACGCGGATTGCAGCCACTTGTTGACCTCATCGAACAGCTCATCACCCTTCTTGGGCCATGTTTCCGGCCTTATGCCGGGGTTCTTGACGGCCTCGCCGCGATAGTCTTCTGCGGGGCGTGCGGCCACCAGCCACGGGTCGGTGTTGACCCTCGGATAGACGAGCTGCTGCACATTGCCGGCGGGAGCGACGCCCACCATGCGCAGCGTCTGGTCAGCGTAGCTGATTCCCAGCCTGCGCACCTGGCCTATCAGGGCGAGTTCCAGCAATGCGAGCCTCGCGGCTGCGCCGTAGGTCACGGCGTCGTTCCACCAGTCGGCTGGCGTGAGGCTGAGCCACATGGTGCGGGCCAGCCTCACATACTCGTTGACGAGCCTCTGACGTGAGGATTGGAGCGCGTTGGATGCGACCTCCAAGGTCATAACGGCCATCATTCACCGTCCACGGTCGGGGGCTCATCCGCCTGCACCACGTCGTTTTCACTCGTGGTATCGGTGAACGCGAGAGAATCCGTCTCGTCGGGCAGGACGCCCGCCGACTGCTGGGAGGTCTTGCCTTCGATCATCGCGTTCTCGGAGGCCATGGCCTGAGCGAACTGCGTGTCCATGAGGTCCTGCATGGCCTCGGCTATCTCGATCTCGGTCATGCCGTAGCTGCGGCGCATGTTCGTCTTGACGGGAAGAATGCCCTTCGAATAGTTCGCGGCCTGAGCCTGCTCCAACTGTGATGGAGGGTTGATGGGCTTCCACACGGTCTCGAACCGTTCGCCGGCGGCGCTGTTGCCATCGGCCTCCAACGCCATGCGCATGAGACGGGTGAACCCGTCATTGGCACGCGCGTTCATGTCCTCGACCTTGAACACCAGACCCTCGCGCTTGAGCTGTGCGCCTTCCGCGCTGCCGGAAACGTCCGGGCTGAGAATATCCAACGGGGTGCCGGAGGAGGCGGCGAGATGCTTGATGTCGGAAGCCACGGCGGTGATGAGCGGGTTGATGTCCGTGACGCCGGACTCCCAGAACTTCGCGTCACCGGGAACCAGCCACAATGCGTCGGGCCCCTGCTGGAACAGATCCTTGTAGTCGATACGGTCTCCGGCCTGAGCCAAACCGTCACGAACCTGCGGGTCGGACTCCTTGTAGAACTGAGGCATGTTGCTCATCGACACGGCACGCTGTTTGAACGCCTGCAATTCCTGAATGCAGAAACGCTGGAAACGCTGCTGGTCGATGCTGCCCAATGTAGGGATATGCGGCTCGAACTGGCCCTTGCCGCCCGGCGCGTGCATGCGCACGATGGGAAGGCATTCGCATTTCTCCGCGAAATCATAGGAGCTTTCCGCACCGCCATCCCATTGGAACGTGGGTGACAGCGTTGGATGAATCTTGGAATCGTCGTTGGCGATGCCGTAGATCTCCTCCTCGTCACCTTCTTCAAGGAGGCTTCGGGAGTCGGTCTTGTTGTAGGCGATGCGGCAGTAGACGTCCTTCACGCTGCCGTCATCATTGCGTATCAGACGGTAGAGGGCGAGATATTCGCAGCCCTCGCTGGCCTTGTACCAGTAGTTGACCGCCGAATCCTCGTCCGAGGAGACGTACGTGTTCCACGGGCTGAGCACCGTGATATGCGATGGCAGCTTGTTCTTGTTGACCAGTGCGTAGGCGTTGCCGTATACGGCGAGATCGTGGAACATCTGACGGCTCTTCAATTCCATGCGGCACTGGGACCACATGTCGTCCGCCTTAGTGGAACGCATCGTCTTGTCGGCGATGAGCCGGAACCCGGTGGGCCGCTGGCGGTGTATCACCGCATCGGCGATGGCCTTCGCCAAATCCAACTGGCAGATGGAGACGAACCTCTGGTAGACCGCGTAGCCGGACTGGTTGGTGCTTTTCGGAATCGATTTGACCGGCACCTGCTCCTTGCCGTCGTAGAACGTCTTCAACGTGCATAGGGTCGGAATACGGGATACGAGGCCGTTCGCCAGCTGGGTCAGCAGCATGGCATCGCCGTCAGGCTCCTCGTCGCCGGGGATAAGGCTCTGCAGTTCGGCCAATGCGGCCTCCTTTCATCAGATTCACCAGACGCGCACGGGGGCGAACGACTCCTCTTCGTTGGAAACGGCGGCACCCAAGTAGATGTCGCGGGCACGGTAGGCGAGGAGCCCGGCCATGGCGGCGTCGATCTTATGGGGACTGTTCTGGGTCTCCTTGAACACGAGGTATCCTTCGGGCCTGTCCTTGCGGCGTCCGTTGCGGAAATGGTCGATGAGCCGAGGGTCGGCGAACAGTTGGATGTTCGTCACATCGGGCTCGTCGTATTTGGATACGGTTCTCATGGGCTCGTTGAACGCGGCGCGCATGGTCTTCAATTCACTCATCACGTCACGCTTGTAGCCGTTCATCGGGAAGCGGATATGCGAGCCGTTCGACCTCGGATACACCTGAAGCCTGTCGCCGTAATCCAATTCCCATTGCGCGATGTACGGCTCCCATTCGTCCGTGTCCGCGAACATGCCGACCACGTTGTAATGGTTGAACACCCAACGCACCCTGCCGTCGAACGAATCACGGTCAACACGCCATTTCGCGCCCTGCGGGCCGTCCGGCTTCTGCTCCAATTTGATGAGGAACAGCATGCCGTCGCGTATCCTGCAACCCACCAGCGCGGTGGAATCATCGGACACGGAACCGTCGAAGCCCAACGTGATCTCGTCGGTGTCGGAGACCACCTGCTGCCAAGCGTCATTCAACCGGCCCAGGTCACGCGAGGCGATGGCCTTGTCCACGATGTCGCGGTGAACCGCATGCGATTTAATCATGTCCTCGGTCAGCCACGCATCCACGGCGGAGGCCAACGAGTTCAAGTAGAACCTGATGGCGTTGTTCGGGTCATACGCGGGGTCGAGAATCTTCTTCACGGTTCGCCGCAAATCACACCAACCGTACTTCGAAGGGCCGGGCTCGACGCCCTCGTCCCTCAACGACCAGCCTTCGGCGGAACGCCCATCAGGGCCGACCGGCACCATGCGCCCATCGGGGAGAAAGATGTAGTCCTTGCCGTCAGGCGATTTCATCGCGGAACCGTACGCCTCGTAGACCGCATGCTCAAGTTTCTCGTCGTCGGCGAAATCGTCCAACGCCAAGTCGGCGTAACGATGGTCGAACAGCAAATCCTCCCAGCCGCGCAGACGGCCCTCCATGAGATCATGCGCCGTCTTGAACGCGCGTTCGGCCACGCTGTCCTCGCCCGGCTGATACATGGTCGTGGTCATCAGATACCACGGGTCGGCGGCGACGCCACGCTTCGTAAGATTCTGCGTCATGATGTCGAACAGGTCACGCAGGCGCTTGTTGTTGTACTGGTGAACCTCGTCGAAGCACACGAACGTCTGAAGGCCACCGTCCTTGCTTCGCGCGGCTGCTGTCGAATATCGAATCTCCATGCCGGTCTTCGGCCACAGGATACGGGTCTTACCCGCATCCATGCCATCGCCGGCAAGGAACCTCAGATACCCTTCGGTGCAGTTGTAGTAGATGGTGTCGTAGACCTCGCCGGTCTGCTCCTCCGCGGTGGCCAGACACACCACGAGAGGCGATTTCACGGGACGGCCCATCGGCTCGCCCTTGCGATACGTATAGGTCTTGCCGAGGAACGTGTAGGTTTCCCCGCCTTTCGCCCAACCGGCGAACCGGCAAGGGCCGAAAGCCTCGAACATGGCTATCTCGGCGGCGAAACCGCTCTTGTTGCAGCCCTTCGGACGGGCGAGGAACACCTGACCGAACCTACGCCTACCATTACGGTCGAGCGCATAGCAGTCGATGATGAACTGGAAGTATTCGGGGGAGTGGCGGATACGCATGCCCTTCGCGTCGCCGCGACCGATGAGCGTGAACGTTTCGATCCACCACACCGCAAGACGGCCCAGCGAACGCTGCCTGTCCTTCGCGTTGAGTTTCGGGATGACATCATGCATCAGAGCACCGCCTGCGCACGCTCGTCGAAATCATTATTGGGGTCATCGGGAATCTGGAAGCCCACGATTCCAGCGGCCATGTCGTTCGCCTGCGGCTCCTCCATCTTCAACTTGCGCTTCGCGTCCGGCGTATCACCGTACTGGTTCATGGACTGACGCATCTCCGGGGCCAGTCCGTCGTAGGAGCGTTTCTTGATGCTCTTGTCCATGACGGCCAGCTTGTAGAAGAAATTCCACCACTCCCATTTCGTGCGCAACTGGCGCGCCTGAGGGGTGCGGCGGAAAGCGTCATAGTATTTGCGGACGAATGGGCTCCACACGCCGTCAAGAAGATTCAGTTCGGAAGCGTCCGGTAGTTCGGGGCCGATGGGATCCAATTCCTCGAATGTCCAATCCTCCGGCACCTCGGCCAGCGGCGCTCCGACCTCATAGCCGCCACCCGTCTTGGGCTTCGCCGCCTTCCTTCCGTTCCCAGCCATGACTCACCAGCTTTCGGCCCATGACGGGCTTCGTTCTGCAGAAGGCGCGTCAGACGTGGCGTCGCACGCACCTGTAATGGAAAATCGCCCGATTCTCGAACGATGGCTCACCACCGTCCTCGGGCGGGACAATCCACGCGGGAGTACCGGCGTCCGGACTGTCAATGTCTTTTGAAACAGGCTTGCCGCACCCCTTGCAAGTGCCGTCACACTTGGCCCAGATATCAGCCTCCGTGAAAGCCCCATACGTCATGCTCCGCACAGGCTCGGGAGTCAAAGGCTCCGATTCGATAATCGGATTGGGGGCACTGGCCAATGTTGTATACGGGTGCTTCGCCCGAAACCGTTGAAACCGCTTGCGACAAGTAGGGGAACAGAAAATCTTCGAGCATCGGGTCAACTGGAACGCCATACCGCACATCGGACACACCCGAGCGCGGATAGGCGTCACCGGCCTACCGGAATAAGCCTTGCGATTGTAATGGCTACGGCACAATCCATCGGCCGCGGCAAGCTCGCCGCAACCCGTTACGAGACAGTCCGTCGATACGCCGGATGCGAATACCATTCCTGCTCCTTCCGGCGTTCACGGTTCATGCGCCGCTGCTCAGTGGACTCCTGCGCTGTCTTCTGCGAATGATGGTACTGGCATAAGGCCCACAGGTTCTCGGGCGAATCATCGTCCACGCCGTTCGTGGCGCGAACCTTATGATCCACCTCGTTCGCGGGCTGGGCGCAGATGTGAGTGAAACCGAACTCGTCGGTCACGGGCCACTGGCACGCGAACCGGTCACGCTCCAGAATCTCATGTCGGATACGTGGCCAATCGGGATTGAACCGCTCCTTACGATGGGAATTTTTCCAACGCACGAAAAACCTCCCAACAGGTAAAGGGGGCGGAACCGGTGGGAGCGTGGCGAGCGAGCATTCCAACGGGGTTAATCCAAATACAAGGGAGTTGGCCCACGGACGCACCGGTTCCTAGAGGCAATGGCCGGAATCGAACCGACGACCTGACGCTTACGAGGCGTCCGCTCCACCAAACTGAGCTACAATGCCACGTCTCCCACAAGGGGAGAGCTATTCAGTTATTACCGTGCAGCATGGCATGAAGCCGCCGCCGGCGACTGGCAATGACCGAGAAGCTGTCACCGCCAAGAGGCGCCTCTTCTCGAAGGCGTTGTGAGTGCCGGGGTGGACTCGAACCACCGACCCTATGACCGTAGCCATACGCTCTAGCCAACTGAGCTACCAGCATCGCATACCCGGTGAGAATCGAACTCACGTCTGCGGTTTTGGAGACCGCCGTTCTACCAACTGAACTACAGGCATATAGGTCGTAATATTTCGCTCGTCAGACGTCCGACCAGCCGTCTCCGCGGAGAGAGTGGGAGTCGAACCCACACGCCCGTAAGGGCAGACTGTTTTCGGAACAGTTGCCGCCGCCAATCGGCTGGCCTCTCCAAATCTCGCAACGCGCCGCACGAAATATAATGCGACGATCTCCGGGCGCTACCCGACGTTCTCTGCGACCGGGACACCCTAGGTATTCAGCCCCAGTCCTAACAACCAGATATTTGGCACTACATTGCGATTGTGGCGGCAGGGAGAATCGAACTCCCATTGCCAAAGGCAGTCGGGTTACAGCCGACGCGCACTCCACGTGCCTACCGCCAGACCCCGATTGTGGCGCGACCCGTAGGTCACCCCCAGCCCCTACGTAGCAGACCAGATCGGGAAAACAAAGGCCGCTTCATAGAAACGACCTAGGAAACTCCTTCTACGACATGTAGATGAGCTAAGAATTGCGAGGTGGTGGATTGCGTTTTACCACCAACGCCGAGCATGTGATGCACTAACCGTGTACCGCTGTAGCGTTCCTCGTCACACTTCCCCCGCTAAAGGGTGCCGCTAAGCCGTGACGCAGCCTTAACCCGGCATACATGCAATCCGGGTTTATTCAGCCAACCTCATAAAGCACCAAGGGAGCGACCCTCGATACTTCGCGGACGGTGCGAGATTCGAACTCGCGGAACGCCAAAACGACGTTCGGCGGCTTAGCAAGCCACTGCAATCAACCGGACTCTGCCAACCGTCCACACCGCGCCCCGGTTCAAGAAACGACACCAACACTGTCTGTTGATGTGATCTAAAGGCACGGCAAAAACAAAACCCCGACGCCAATGGCATACGGGGTGAATAATAATTTGTCAGGAATCTGAGCCTTGCTCCAATCCCCGACAATCCATCTACACGACAGTTTACTCATAACAAGCGTTGCAACAAGCGTTGCACAGAAACCGGAAAAGACCACAGCCCGAAAACCGTTGCAATCATTGGTGCGACACACCATGTCACGCTAATTCAAAAAAGTCTGGGAGCGGCATTCACGGGCGAAACCAGACACCTAGCGGCCTTGTTTTTTATTGGGTGGGGGTACCCCTCCCGGCCCTATGTGGGCGTGTCTACTCGTTGGTGGTGGTGTCGCGCGGGTGTGTGCGTGGGCGTGCGTATGGGTGTGTGTGGGCGGCGCGTGCCTATGCGTGGTGTGTGTGGTCGTGCGGTCGTGGCGTGGCTAGCCCTATCCGTGTGGCCGTGATGTGGCCGTGTGCTGTGTGTGGTGGGTGTGGGGCTGTCCTGGCTGTTGTGTGGTCGTGCCCGTGTGTGGGCGAAGAATGATAGCAGTGTGGTGTGGTTTGTCAATCTTGGTGTGTCGTGGCTCAACTTTCGATAGTTGAGTGTGGTGGACTCAGGTTTTGTTTTCTGATATTTATTATTGAGAATATTCTCGTTAAGCCTTTATTTGGTATATAAGGTATATACTCACGGTTTTTCGTCGTGAATCGTGGGTTTCGACACGCCGAGGAATGCTAGTGGCTGCAATGGTTTTAGTGGTGGTTTGCGATATCGGCTTGCGTTCCAGTATTGGACCGCGTATAGTGATAGCCATCAACCACGGAACACCAAGAAAGGAACCCCGAGATGAACACCACGGAGATTAAAGCCAAAGCCTTTAGAGCGGCGGTAGACCTGGCCACGGTATGCAAGCCCTGCACCTATGACAACGTGCTGGACATCACGGCCATAGCCCTCGGTATCGAGATGGACGACAACGAGGAATACCCCGCCGAGCTCTACCGCAAGTTTGACCGAGTGTGGGCCGAGCTCAACTACTGACAGCGCCGCCGATAGGCGGGTACTGGGTTCGAGTCCCAGCGGCGCACGAAGTCCCGGTGATAGGTGAGAGCTATCCCGAGTGACATGAGAGTTTGAGAATTGAATAGTGTTACCGATACCCAGTCAAGGACTGGTGAGGGATAATGAAGCAAGGCAGAGGTCTTGCGAGTAGTGCGGGGGCCGCTGAGAGAACGCGGCGCGATGGCATCAGAAACTCCGTCTGCGAATAAGCCAAAGGTATAATTAGGCCCACTGAAACAGATAGCGAGGTGGGCCATGGACTACAGGGAATTGCAAGACAGCAAGAATCTGGATAATCAACAGTTAGCCGATAAAATCGGCATACCTCGTACCACGGTATCCAAGTACAAGAATGGGCATCTCGATACAAAAAACATGACGTTAGAGATGGCTGTTAAATGGTTACGTGCGTTGGGGCGGCGCAAGATGGCTAACGATTTATCCGAGATGTTTGCGCTTGCTGAGGCTCCAAGCGAGTCGAAAGAAAACACTAGCGAAAGCTAGGTGTGTGCCCTAATCAATTCTTCGCCTGACTGTGGGCCTTGTACACAGTCGGCCTAGCTCACTGGGTTTATCCCATAGTCTAGGCACTCATAGCGTGTCCCAAGGTGGACGGGATACGCTGGAACCTGTTATATCGAAAGGTGGTGAGCCGTGCCGGTTGGCGATATCGTCGTTGACCCGCGTATCCAGACTCGACATCCCGACGTGTCCGCTGATTCGGTGCGCGTGGCATGGTCGAACGTCGTGCGGTTTATGGCGCGTGAGGATACCGACCCGTTGCGTTATGTGGCGGTTGGATACGACGAGTACGGGCGTTTGCTGGAAATGGTGGCGGTACTAGATGAGTCGGATCGTTGGCATGTGTTCCATGCCATGCGTGCGACGCCGAAGGTGCTGCGGGAACTGAAACTTTTGTAAAGGAGGAAGTGTCATGTCTTTTGTTGCGAAGGGTGGCCGTGTGGTCACTGATGACATGTTGGACAAGTGGGCCGACGATGCGGATAACGGCGAGTTCGGCGGAAGGCCGGGTGCGGTGTATTCCGGGCCTGTCGTTCCTGTCGCTCAGGCGGATGCTGTCAGTCGGACGTTTTCGTTAAGCGCTGACATGTCGGCCATGTTGGATGCCGTCGCTAAACGTCGTGGCGTGTCCGCTGATGACATCATGCGGCACGCGCTGGTGCGTGAGTTCGCGTCAGTGTGAGCTGTTCGGCGTGCTGGTTTTCCGACACGCCGATTTGTTTAAACCAAAATGATACGTTATGCTATCAATTATCAAGCCCAATCGGGCAAGACAAAAGCAAGTTTGAGAACTTAACAGTGTTTCCCTACATGCAAATGATACATTTTGCTGTCATAATTGGTTTACCTACTACTAGAGAAAGCGGGTAAGCCTATGGGACTTAAGGAACTGCGCAAACAAGCCGACTTAACACAAGTTGAGCTAGCCAAGCGCACTGGAATAGCGCGAACAATCATCAGCAGTTATGAGACCGGGCGGCGAGACGTTCGGAACATGACTCTTGAAAACGCTTTGAAGATATCCAGTGCACTCAACTGCCAACCGAGCGACCTGATGCGTTAAAAGAATGCGGCTAAGTAGCGCCAACTACCTAGCCGCGTGCCTTAAGTTGAAAGTTCTCTAACCAATCAATCAAATCGAGGCTGTGCTATCTTAGCACGCCTCACATGGAAGTGAGGAACCATGCGTAAAATTCTGGCGGCTTCAGCCGCGTTAATCACACTTTTCACCCTGTCCGCTTGCGGTAGTGATACCGCGAACATCCCGCAATGTGAGAACGAAGACGGCTCGGGTCAAGCTGGACTCTGCTACTGGGATAGTGCTCGAATGGGCAACGGACGCGGTACCGGCCTGTACATCTACCAAGACGGCATTCTAATCGACGAACGCTACTAAGTCTTTCAATCAGATTCATTCAGTCGCGCGGCTGTCTCCGCGCTTCATCAATTCAAGGGAGATTCAACAATGTCTATTGAGGAAATGTGGGACGCGCTGAAAGATGATTACGGTGTGTCCGAGCAGACTTTGCAAGTTGTCACCAATATCAATGGCTACAGTACCGACACCATGCATGACGTGCTGTACGCGGTAGCCGCCGAACGTCACTTCGATGGCGAGGTGGCATGATGGCACGCTACTTCTACGCTTTCCGCTGGGCTTATGGTATCGGCACGACATGGGATGATGGGTCATGGCCGGGTAGCCTCTACGTGTTCGACTCGATGGCTGAGCGTGACGCTTGGGTTGCCGACGACGTGTTTAACGGTAACTGGCATCGTGAGGCCATTACGGCAAAGGAGGCGCGTCATATCATGGCGGACACTGTTATCGGTTTCGACAATGAGATGATCGCACGGTTCGACGGTAGCCTGTCGGCTGTCGAACGGTACGCGCCCACCGTCGAACTGGTCAAGGCATGGCGGCGTGTTGACATGCAGAATAACCCGGCTAGGTATTACGCGGAGTGATTGCCGTGATCGACCACTGGGGACGCGGCTATATGGTGCGAGTCCGTCGTTAAATCAATCGTTTCGGGACATGGCATTGAAGCCATGCCACCGCTGTTTTAAGGGAGCTAAACAAATGATTACCGCTAAGGATATTACGGATATGGCGGAGCGTGTTGACGCGAAACTGTTGCCGCTCTGTGACTATGAGGGTTTCGAGCCTTATGAGGGCATCTACCGTCTGGGCGATTACGGGTATGTCACCGAAACCGAATATAACGCGGCTTTCAAAGGCGAACCCTACTGGGCCCAGGACGCTTACATGCTGGAAGGCAACGGCGTAGGGTGTGGAAGAATCGCCCGACTCTACAACGACGGCGACGTTGAAGCGTTGTCCGATTACATCAATGAGCGTTTCGATAATGACCAGATGGACGACGTTTTCTACACTGAAGCCACTGAGGATGGCGAGTGTTGAGGGTCCGTCATGTTCTGCTTGTGGCCGCGCTAGTCGCGGCCATTCTCTTTCTCAGGTGGGTTGGTTTTATCCAGCCGACTCCCCAATGTTCCACGCCTTACGGCGTTGATGATACCGCCACTTGCGTGTATGGCGATTACGCCTATCACCGTGGCGCGCAAATCTGACAATCGATTTTTTTGAAATGAGGTAAACAAAATGAAGAAGCTGGCTAATGACCCGTCGCGTAACGTGAATGCCGTGAGCGGCATGTGGGTGCGACTGCGCAAGGACGGTTCGAAATATGATGTGCGGTACGTGAACGCTAAGGTGAAGCGAGTCTGGTCGTTGTCCCAGACTTCGCAGGGTACGGCGTGGAACGTGCAGGCCAAGGGAGTCAGGTATGAGGATTTTCTCAACGGCATGAGGTCAAGCCAGACCGATTTGGAGCATGGTTGGATGCTCATACCCGATTCCGAACGCATGAAAACGGTGCCGGTGCCGGTGCCTACAGGCATGGACGCTAAAACGGTTGGCGGCATTGTCGCGCACCCATCGATCGATGCAAACTGGGAGTGTGAGGAGGAACGCTTCACAAGTAATATCCATTGGCCGGTGCCCATGCCCGAGGACGCGATTCTGGAAGACGAGTTTATGGATGATGAACCCGCGCCGGATACGCAGGAGATTCCCGAAGTACCGCCGAAGGTCAACACGTTCGCCGTCTCCTATTGCACGATGCCTGACCTGATGATGGCTAAGGAATGCCCCGAATTGCAAGGTTTGGGCCATATCCGTCACTTTCGTACCAGCAAGGGCCGCAAGGTGGCCTATGTTGCTTCGGCCAACGGCAAATGCGTTGTCGCCTACCGCGCACGTTATGAGCGGGGGAGTGACAATGTGCTGGAAAAGGCGGTGGCCGATTACGTGGCCGTCGCCCGTGACCTGTGGGCTAAGGCGGCGTGATTATGAGTGAGCTTCGCGACAAGGCCACGCGACTGCTGCTGAAATCCGCGTGGGAGATGGCTGATGATAATGAGTATGACTTGTCGGCTGTGTTCGATGGTCAGCATGGTTTCATCGATGATTTACGCCGGCGCGCGATGGACACCTTGGAGGGTGTCGGCTGTATGCCCAGTACGCCGCCTGACAATGATGAAATGGAACGTTTGACCGCTGATAGCGGTTTCACGTTGGACGTGCTGGATAAGAGAGCGCGTGAGGTTTACGACTGCGCCTATTCCACCACGTATCAGCGTTATCAAACCGCTATCGCCATGCTTATCGATGATTTGCTGGGAGTACTGTGATGGAAGTCAGGATATCCACGGCGAAGATTCGTGAGGTGCTGGAATCGTCCGGTTGCGCCTACACTGCCGAGAATATCGCGGCCGTGCGTGCCAACATTCCACTGCATACGTCCGATCTGATTCTGGCGGCGTTGAACGCCACCGATTTGCCCGATAAGCGGTTTGCTTTGCCGCTGTTCTAAGTTCTTGCCGCCTGGCGTTTTCCCTCACTTCCGCTGGACGGCAACCCATTTTTTCAAGGAGACCAAACATGTTGAAAAAACTTGAACTCGCCCAACTACTGCAACAGCGTATCGCCCCTGACGATGATATCTCGTACATGACGAATAATCTCGGCATGGCCGTTGATGTAGCCCATCGCGGCGGGACTTTGCTGGACATGGACACGATGGTGGAATTGGCGCGTGTTCTACGATTCCAGGTCAGTTACGAACTGTACTCGTATCTAAATGGCCGTTACGAGTCGGATCTGATGGGGCTGTGCGAGGACTATAAGGAGGCTCGCAAAATATTAGGCCCTATGATAATGGACTATTTGAACGGCGTGAAATAGTTCGCTTAACCATAGTTTCTATCATTTAGAACCGCACTATGGGCTTTCTGTGGTGCGGTTTTCACATAAATCATCATTTAGGCGGGGCTTTAGAGCGTTCTATTGTTCCGTCAATCGTTTTACCGAACAATACAAAGGAGTTTTCAAATGAGTGTTGCAGCCGAACTGTTGGACAAAGGCTATGACCCCGACGCGGTGCGGGATTTCGCCAAGCATGGTGTGGACATGGCTCAGGCGTTGACGTTCACCGAACTGGCGAGCGTGTTGGATGACGTGCTTCAACGCACGTTGGAGGATTATGACACGGCGTCGGACAGCGACTTGTACGTGCTGTACGGCGGTTCGATAGGCCATTTCAAGGATGACGTGAAGACGGGCGTGCTGCGTGCCGTACTGGAGGCGGAACGATGATTACCGCGATCTACCGTTATGAGCGTTTCGACCCGGCCACGAACACGGAACTGTGGCGGCGCATACCCGGCTGGAGGTTGCGTCTCATGTGGCTTCAGGCATGGGTAAAGCGCGATAAGGCGGCTCGAATCTCATATCGGGCTTGGCTGTACGCGAATGCTTCGGGCGGCGGTCAATGGTTGGCCGCTGACATGTTGGACTGGAATCAGGAGGTAATCAAATGAGCATCGTATGCAAGACAATTAACACGACCGGCAAGCACCTGTATGGCGTCACGGTGGAAGCGTTTCTACGAAAGAGACTACCATATTTCAGTCTTATCGGATTACCGGACGCAGGCCTATCCAATACGCGAGAGCGTATCAAGGTCGGAATGCAAGCAAGCGGTATCACATGGCCCGACTGTCGCATCACCGTGAATCTTACGCCGGCGTCAATGGACAAGGCTGACGGAATTTGTGACCTTGCCATAGCGTTGGTGGTTCGAGGGCTGGCTGAATACAATAATAATCCAGATTATGATCTCCACGTCTACCTGGCTGGGCTTAGGGGGCTTGTGGCTATCGGCAAAATCAATGCCGATGGTGACGTGCATTCCACTCCCATTAGCGCCAAGGACGTAGTGGCCTACGCGGTTAAGCATGGCGCGAAGCGTGTCTTGGTGCCATACTCGAGCTTTCTGGACTATCTCAGCGTTGAGGATAGCGAGGCGACTGAGATTGATTCTTGCATTATAAAAGGCGTTGAAATTCTTGGCATTAAAAATCTGACCGAGGCTTTCTCAGTCGTTGACGGTTTCGGGAACGCCGGCAACTCGGATATCGGCGGTCTGAACGCCAAGCGTATGGAAGCTGCCTTGCATGAGGTGTGGAAATGGTATGACGAAGCGGGGGAGAGCGGGGAAAGCTATATGCTTGACCCGGATAATCTCGCCAAGTTCGCCGCCAACCTATGCAAGGAATACGAAAAACACTGATACACTGGAGGCCACGGGACTCTCTTGTGGCCTTCTGGGAATTAGCGAACCAAGTACAAGAGGCATGATGTTTCGTCATGCCCGAATATACTTTCAGGAGGAACTATCATGTCCATCAAAACCGCCATCGTCCACATGCCCAGCGGAAAATGGCGTTTGGAAACCCGTCAAGGCGCATGGCCGATAAACCGCAATTGGAATGGGTTCAACACGTGGCCGGAATACGATCACAAGCCTACGAAAGAGGAAGTGGATGTGTTCGCACGTGAACTGTTCAAGGCCATGTTCGGTGTGGAGCCGATATTCATTGGTATGGAAGATGACGAATACGAATACGATTCACGTGCCGGTCTTTGACGGATAAGTGGAAAACGTGGGCCCGATTATACGAAAACATGCTTTTCATTCACTGAAACCCGTGAAGATCAATAAAAAATAGATTTTCACGGGTTTCAAGCTATGATAGGCGTGTTATAAGACGCCGCTGCCTCTCGTGGAAGCACACTAGGACGGCATTCTCATAAGCCAAGCGTAGTGGTCGCCAAACTGACCGCCACGGCCTTGACCACATCGAACGACGCACTGCCTACGGTGGCGGCTATCCTCTGCTTGGTTTTCGACCACAGGCTATCGGAACGTACCGCGTCCAGAAAATCGTTGCCATCCCAAGTCAGCGCCCTGACCGAAGCACGGATAGTGCTGCCATTCCATGTGCCGTTGATGTCCGATTCAACCAGTCCCGCGTCGCTCATGATCTTGAAATGGTAGACGATGAGTTGCATGGAGTGGGTTTCATCGACGAACACGCTCGCGTCAACCGGTTCCGTAGCGTCCGCGCACGTCTTCAATATCGTGCGCACCAAGTCCATGTCACGCTTCATCGCTCACCTGCCTAACCCGTTCCTGCACGTCTCTTAACTGTTTTTGCAAAGCTGGCGTGAATCCCGCCAAATACTGGGAGACGGTCGCCATATGCCATGTCAGATACACGAAGTACGCCTTGAAGCAGTAGATCATGTCTTGTTGTAGTTCCGTGCTGTGAAGGAACAGATCAGGCTGATAGTACACGATCTTAGCTAGTTCCGTTGTCTTGTCGTTCACGATTCTGAGCTGACTGGGTTGAATCTGCTGGCTCAAACGTCCTCCATGTTGATAATGAGCATTCTCATGAGATAATGAGCGTTCTCATGATTGGCCCTTGGCTTTTCTCGTATAGTATTCCTCGGCAGACAACAGTTCCAGAATCGGAGTCTGCTTACTGGCCTGCAACAATTCCTCCCATGTCATCTACGGGTGAAGACCCGCCAGTGTTCCGCACCAAGATGCTTGGTACAGTGCCTTGTCATCGGGTCCGAACAGCCAACTATCACTGTGGGGAGCATACCGTTTGATGATTCGTCCCCAACCGGTTTGTGACCCAAAACGTATGCGCGCCCAGCATTCGCCCGGCAGTATCGGTTCCACGATACTCGGACGCGGCTTCTTCTTAGGTGCGGGGACGGGTGGCATAGGCGAAATCCTCCTCATAGACAACGAGAAACACTGAAACCGGTTCCTTTTCGACTCCCAGCTTCCATGTGGCGGAAACACCAACTCCGTCTCCCTCGACCTTAATCATAGAATGCCAATCAGTGCGGGACTTGAACCTGTATGTGTTCGTGCTGCCTTTGACGTGAATCAAATCGCCGGGCTCCAGGTCATCCCAGCCGACGCGAATCTTCTTGCTCACCTGTGGTCCTCCTTGCCGATATCACTGAATCGTGTGTAAAGCCGGTCGTTCACGACGTACATGTTGTAATCATCCTGTTGGATGTACCACCAGCGGTTTTGATGGCCAGCCTTCAGATACTTCTCGCACGTGTGGTCGATAGTGTTGTCAGGGTTGACCTTCTGCCTGAACGACAATTCATCAACCACGTTGCTGCCGGCCACGAGACCGGCTATCCGGTCGATACGCTCCGGCGTGAAATCGGGAGTGAGCACGTACACGACACGCACCTTCTGACCGTCGAACCATTTGCGGGGCAATGCCAACGCCACGTCATCGGACAAGCTCGTGGGACGCATGTGATACACCACGCGGCTGAACCTGACCTGCTGCATGACTTGAGCCACGTTGCGTCCGCATTGGAAGTAGCTGGTGTGCATCTCGGTTTCCGTGAGCCAGTCTCCGGCCCTGTGTATCGCCTCCCGGTAGAAGGCGACACGTTTCGATGCTTCCGGCTCGCGCATGGGGAACAAGGGGTCTCCGCCGCCGCTGAAGCTCAGGAACCTCATGGGGTGGCGTTCGCTTTCACGGCTGATGGTCCGCAGCGTGGCCTGCATGTCTGTCACCGGCACGTTCAATCCGGTTTTCCTTACGATGCAGTAGGGGCATGTCCAATGACAGCCGAAATTCGTGATAACCGAATAATGTCCGTTCATTGTGTTTCTCCGATCAGTTGTTCCATTTCACTCACGTTGTCCTGCTTGCGTTTCAACGCCACGTAACGACGTATCCACTCGTGTTTGCGCTGATAGACGTTGGTTATCCCATCGTTGCCCAACAGTTCGTTGCATGAGCAGACAAGCTGGGGAATATCCGACTCGGTATCCGGTTGCACGGTGGGTTTCTCCCCGCAGACAGGGCATTCGGGAACTGGCGCGGCAACAATTGTCCTTAACAGTCTGCAACCGATATTCCACTTCGGAACGTCCTCGCCCTCAAACGGGGCAAACGAGAAGATACTCGCGGAATGATCGCACCACTCCGAGAGCAGCCACACGGAGTCTTCCTGACAGTAGGAGCGGGTAAGGATGGCGTCGTATACATACTTCGGCTTGGGTGTGCGTCCGCAGATAGGGCATGGCTCCAACACCGGTAGCTTAGGTTCCGGCTCCTCCAAGTGCAGCAGTCGCTTCAGCCAGTTCATACGTTCCTCGATTCCATCGACTCGTTGAACGCCTCCTGGAACGCATAAACCCCGGCTTTAACGGCCTTTTCGACGGAACCGTCGGGCGGCAGCGTCACTGTCACGTGCGCGCGTGGCTGCATGTCGTCGCCTATGCACACGCTGTCCGGTTCCAGCTCGCCCACCACCGGGACTTCCACGGTGAACGTGGCTAGTTGAAGCGCCTTGGAGTACAAGCTCAATTCCACTTCCGTGGTACCAAGATTGATGCTCATTGAGTAATCTCCCTGTGTCCGAGGAACTTGTTGACGAAGAACGTCTGACCTTTGCCCGTGACTTTCGGCGTCTTGTTGATGGTCGTGTGACCGTCCGAGTGAACCACGGTGGTTTCCTTGATCTCGAACAAGCCCAATTCCATAGATTTCTGCGTGGGCATGTTGCGAGAGCTGCCGGTTTTCATCAGCCATCCGTTGTCTCTCAGCCACGCGAACAAGCGAGTGCCGCCAATATCCACTCCATTGCCTTTCAGGACTTTCGCCAAGTCGCCCACAAGGATGCTGGTCTTCGAGGTTTCCACAGCGTCAGCGAACAATGCCTTGGGACGCATCCGTTCGACCTGTGCTTGGGCCTTCTCCTTTTCCGCCCGCTCCTGTTTGATTTGCGTGGCAAGCCGGATAAGGAAGTCGGGTTCGGTGACTGCCTTTTCCAAAGTCGATTCGGTCATGTACGCACCATGCCTGCGAATCGATGGCAGCACCTCATGCGTCACCCAGCGTTTGAACTCGCGAGCCTCGGGCTTGCGGCTGCGTAACACGAGGGAGTACAAGCCGGACTCGGACACGAAAACGGGTGCCTTGCCGCCGTTCTGAGCAATATCCGTACTACGGATATTGGTGATTTCATCGGCATCGAGGTATTCCCGAATATGGTTGGTGGCCGTACCGAGAATGGCGCATACGTCCGCTCCAAGGAACCACGGGTTGCCGTGTTCGTCGGTTAGGACACGCACCTGAATGCCGTTGAAGTCGAATGGTTGAATCTGATTGCTCACTTGTCGTCTCCTTCCTTGGATTGGTTTTGCGAAACCTGCATGATCTCCCACACGTCCGCGTCCTCCGACAGGCCGGACGTGAGACGGTAGAAGTCACTGAACCGGTAAAGCGGATTGCTGTACGCATCCTCGCCCTGCTGGGGCAACTGGCCTCGATGTATCCAACTACGCAAAGTGCTGCGGTTCACGCGCATTCCGCACGCCTTGATGATGTCCAACAGTTCGCCGCGGGTTCTCACCGCCTCCGATTGGAGGAGACGTTTCACCCGTTCCGCCCTGATGAGGGCTACCGGCATACTGAAACCGCATTTCGGGCATTTCGCCGTCTCCGCGTCCGCGTAGCAGGAGAGCTGGCCCAAGCACTTGTCGGCGGGGCATGGCCCGTACAATACGGTTTCCCCGTCATCGTCCGTGAGAAAACGACGCAGCTTGCGTGTCAGACTGTGAACCAGTTCCGCGTACACGGGGGTGCTGGAATGCTCCATGAGTTTCGGATGATTGGCGATACGGTGAACCATGTCCGACAGTGGCGTGGACTCGGGCAGATTGATTTTCAGACTGCGCATCCACTCGTACAACGTGCCTTGCAACCCCGGATAACCGTGGTCATCGTCCGCGTACAGCAGATCATGCAGGGCTTCGCGCAACGGTGCGGGAGCGGTGCCGGATTGACCGCCGCCACCGTTCTTGTGCCCGTAGGCGCGGTTGATGCGATACTCGCACAGGTCGGGCAGACTGCGGTCCAACCATCGCAGGTCGCCGGTCAACTGGCTGGCGTGCTTGTCGCACAGGAGATTCAGATTCGGTTCGACGCCATGTCCGATAAGCGGTGACGGCGCGTCGGTGACGATATCCCGCCAGCAACCGTGGTAGCGGCAGAGCCTCGTAGTTTCAGTGGAAAAAGACAATAGTGACCTTGACCTTCGGTTTTTTTGAAGGTCTCGGACGTGTCAGCAACTCCCAATTATGCCATCAAACCGGTCATGATTCAGCCGGACGGCGTGTCGCCAGAACCTCGTCCAACGCCACGCCCAAACCCGGATTGAAACCACCACCCTCACGCCTGCGCTTGGGTTTCGCGGGCGGCAAACGCAACGGGTCACGCGCGGCCAACGCCACCCGTCGAGACTCGTCCGGGGAACGGCCCATCATGCGCTGCCGGCGATACAACCACGCCTGATCTTCCACCAGTCCCAGACGTTCGCACTCCCGGCCTATCTGCGCTTCGGACGGTTTCGCACCGTTGCGCAGTTTGCGGACGATGCCGTTGATGTCGCCGGAACCACACCAGCGACCCGTGCTGTTGTCCGCGTAGAAGCGTCGAACGGCCTCACGCGCCTCTGCTGCCGTGATATCCGAACGCAGTTCCGAATAAAAAGCGTCAAGCTGAACATCATCCCACTGAGCGTTGCCGTGATGCGCGTTAATCAGCGACAACAACGCCGCCGCCTCACCCTTGCTGAGCATTGAGACCTCCCTGCGAGTATCGGGCACGCTCCTCCTCGGTCATGTACTGCCAGGTTTTCGCCATGTTCGCTTCGAGATTCTGCTGGCTGCGGGACTTGACCGGCTGGACTTGCCGGGCCCTTGGGGTCTCCGGTTTGGGTTTCTCCCAGTTGCGTGCGTACAGTTCCCCGCCGATGAACCGGCTGAACGTCTTCACGAACCGTTCCTCGGTGGCCCCGACATACGCTCGGGTTTTGGCTTCAAGAAACTCGCACGGGTCAGCCTCGCCGGCGGCTTTCACGATCTTGGGCCATTCGATTTCCAACTGCATTCGAGCCTGAGAGGTCTTCCCGTCGAACCTGTTCGTCGGGTAAATACGCTCAAGACTGTCGAGCAGTCCATCGAAGTCAGGCTTTGAGGGGGTAGGGGGAGTTGAATTATCTTTAGATAATTCTTCTGGTGTTCTGGTGTTCTGGTGTTTGTCCCGATTCAGACGCGATTCAGCCGTCTGAAAGTTATCTGAATCGGAGGTTTTCGCCTTGTTTTTATTTTGGTAATTTTCAGCATTGCTTTCGCGCTTCTTTTGCACCTGTTCACGGCTTCGATTGTGTGCGAGATAGTCGTGAATGTAGTACCCGTTGTTCCCGTCCGGCTCGATCATGCCGACTTCGCAAAGCGCATCGAGTTCTGAATCGGTGATATCCAGCACGTAAAGCGCATCGTCTTCGCTGATATGTCCGTCTGAAAGATTGTCTCCGCAGAACGTGAGCATCATTGCGAACGCACCTATCGCGCTCGGGCATGTGTGCCTGAGTTTTCGCACCTTACGGTTCATGTAGAAGCCGTTGACCAGTTGAACGTATCCTTTGCGTACCATTGTCATGCTCCTATCAGCCAGTACGTGTAATCGGGGAACACCATTTGCATGAACGCCCAGCAGACGCCATACGCTGCGAAAGCCGCTATCAATCCAAAGGAGAAAGCAATGATTATCATCGCGTCGTCGAATGCATCGAATAGGGATATATTCCATTTCCTGGGTAGGTAGCAGAACGCCTGTATCCCGATGATGAAGAACACGGCCAGTTCAATGAAATGCGCCAAGCCCACAACGCTCATTCCGTCTCCTTAAATCTTGTAGGAAGTTGTGGCGGCTTCGCCAGTCCGATGGCGTGCCGCTCGTCGCCGTGAGCAGCACGCCGTTGTCGTAGACTTTCCAGTGGCCGCTGCCGGCGCGTACCACCGTGTAGCCGTGCGAGGCTATCCAGTGCATGAGTTTCCGGTCGTCTCCGCGCGCGGTCATGCTTTGAGCCTCATCTTCAACGCGAGACCATTCTCATGCACGCTGCCCTTATCGAAGCCCATGAAACCGTTGAATAGTTCGTATTCGAGCAATACGGTGTCCACGCGGAACTCGTCGTACTGATGGTTTTTGATGCGTTCCATGACAAGCCTCATCGATGCGACGGTATCCCTGCGGTCGGCCTGTATGGGAATGAGATACGGCCAAAGATTCCATTCGCCCGGATGATCGTTCAGCCAACGGGCGAAATCAACGAGTTTCCTATCTTCCATCATTTCCCCTTAGGAGCGTTCCCTCACGATATAGTCCGGGTGTTCCCGGCAATAGTCGTATATCAGTTTCAACCATGCGATGGCGCTGTCCACGCTGCCCCAATAGTTCGGCGGATTGTATTTGCCGCGCAAAACATACAATGGTTCCAAGTAGATGTCTTTCAACGCCTTGTCGATACGGGCTGCGGCCTCCCCGGCCGTCAACCCGTCCAGGTCATGTATAGGATTGACCTTGCAATCGGTGAAAAACGCGGATAGATTATACGTGTAGTTGAAATAACGGCCATGAGCGGTCCGCACATGCTCGCCGTCCAGTTCACATACGTCAAACCATTCCGGTTCCGGCACATCCTTGTCCACTATGAACAGGTCGTAGCTCATTCTTCGTCTCCTTCGATGATTCCATGTCCTGCTATCAATGCGAGGGTCTTCAAGTCGGTAAGCACGGGCTGGTTGTCCATGCTTGACAGCGAGTCCAAGCCGAGACCCTTCTGCTTGAACACGACGAACCAGTAAGGCGCGTCAGCGTTACCCGCCTCGGTACGGCCCTCCTGCATCCACTCCTTGAGTCTCCCCGTATAGGTGCTGTAGTTTTTACACTCCAATACGACCGGCTGGCCGTGGATACGCAGACCGGTGATATCGCCCTGGTCTTTCGTCCCATGCAACACTTCACGGTGTATCGTCTGCTCGCTGTCACCCAACCGGGCGCGCAAATAGTTGACCACCTTGGATTCAAGCAGTGTGCCTTTGGCTTTCTGTCGGCTCATTCGTCCATCCACCATTCAGTCGGGTCATCGTGAAACTGGCAGTCCACGCAGTCCCCGAATACGTTCAAGATTCCTCCGCAGTACGGGCAATGCTCATACTGGACGGGCAGATAACTCGGTCTCATAATCAGAACTCCGGGTTGTCTCGTAGTCGTTTTTGCACGTCCCCGCGCATCTGCTCGATCACATCGACCCGAAGTCCGGTAGCCAAGCGAATCTCCTCTGCCGGACGGTTCGAGTCTTCAATGAGCAGTTGCCATGCTTTACTTTTCGCTTTGCTCAACATGAGCCCCCTTCTCCAAATTAGAGCTGATACGCACCCGATAGTCGGTGATGCTCCAAGTCAGATGGTTCAACTGCCAGACGGTGAGTCCAAGAAAAACCAGCAGACAAAACGCTTGAACAATGGCCATCATCGTATTCTTTGACGTGATGCCCACCGCGAGGGAGAACGAGCAAAACATGTCCCACCCCAAATACCAGTACACGGACCATAATCCGGGTTTGCTGCCGTCACGTCGTTCGTAAACCGTGACCATATCCTTGTCACTCATTTCGATTCCTTCTTCTGCTCCTGTTCACGCCACCCCATACGCCTTGCAATGGGTAGCCGCTGATTCTGTCGTGTTGCGCCGCGTACCGTGCGCATTCGCATATCGCCGGACATTGGGCGCAGGCCTTGAGCGCCAATCGTTCCTCGCTGGACGTGGTTGGGAAGAACAGGTCAGGGTCCATGTCACGGCACGCGGCCTTGTCACGCCAGCCGCTCAATTCAATTCCTTCTTCGCGTTTTGAGACTACTTACGCTCATGATTCCTCCTTGAGCGTGGCGACATATGCGATGGCCTTGCGTTCACGCTTCGCATACTTCTCGCATTTGCGCTTGAGACGTTTGAGGCTCATGGCGTACAGGAAGTCTCTGAAGTTGCCGTCTTCGCAGATTTTGGCTTGATAACGGCCGCAGGTGCCTTCCGCGCCGATATGCGCAACCAAATGGTCTGTAAGCTGAATCTCGTTCATGCGTTTTCCTTTCGATATGGGTTTGGCGTGTATTCGGGCGGTTCCTCGCCGGGCATGGGGTTCATGTTCTTGAGGGCTTGGATATATCCGTTCTCCCATGCCTGTTCGGCTATCTGCCGGTCGTGTTCGTCTATGACGGGTTTGAAAGCCGCCAGCAACAGGTCTTCGCTGTACAGCTCGCCTTGTTCCCAGACGGAATCGCAAGCCATGCGCAGCAGTTCCCTGAAATCCTCGGGAATATAGTCTGGATGAATTGTTTCGTCGTGTCCGCTCATTGTCCGCCTCCCATTTCCTTCTCTCGCGCCATGATCTCCACGTCGTCGGCGAGCATCCTCAGCACGCCGGCGAGCGTGCCATACGATTCGGCGGTCGGATACACCGTCTTGCTGACATACACGTCCCACCTGTCGGAGCCTTGATGATTGTCGGCCTTGAGGATAATGAGCGGGTCGGCGTCGATGAAACGACCGTCCTTCATGCCCCGCACTTTGAGCATCAGACGTATCGAATCCGCCTGCTCGCTCGTGTTACCCAAAATATCCAGAGTGCTCATCGTCTGCCTCCCAGACTCTCGTAGATCAACCGATAACGCTTGTCCCCGTTGCACATCGCATTCCAACGACGGATGGCGGCGGCGAGCATCATGTCTTTCGGCCACTCCCACTCCACTGCGGGCTTCGACTTCAACGCGAGAGCATACGGCTTATACCTGCATCCGCCGCACCGGAAGACCAAAGCGGACAGATAATGCTGCTCCTCCCATTTCGCCTTGACCTTGCCCCCGCATTTGGGACACGGGCTAATTTTGTGAAAACGCATCAGTCCATCCTTTCGTCCAACCATTTGATGTCCTCCCAGATCGAGGGCATGACCTGATCGAGAGCGCCACTACTGCTCAATGCCCATACAGCGCCGTAGTTGGTGCGCTCCCGCACCGCCGTGACATAACCTTTGTCCGGGTAGACGCGGGATTCCGCAATCCAGTGGAACGGGAGCATCCCCTTGCGCAAAATCAAAGTAAAACGACTGTGCTCAACCTTGATGAAGCTCCTCATGTCGCTCATTCCTCCGTTGCCTCCATCGGGTAATTGATGTCCTCAAGCGAGTACGCGGGATAGGTCCGCTTCACGCGTCCGAACGGTTTCTGCGTCTCCGGGCCTCTGAACGGTGGCTCATATTCCCACCATTCGCTGCCGTCGTATTCTTCGCGGCGCAGGAACCCGCCATCCGTGAACACCACGACCAGATCGGCGGCTATCTCCTGAGAGCCGTAGCCGTCGTCGTAATCGATGTCAAGCACCGGTTCGGCCTGACTCCACGGAATTCCCAGCTCCCCGTCGCGGGAGCCGACGAATCGAACGTCATCGGTCGAATGCCCGCTTCGTGATATCGCATCCTTGGTTTCACCTAAAAGATTCATTCTTCCGCTGCCTTTCCTTGCATTGCCTTGACTGCGAGTCGCATGGCGTCGTAGTATTCGGCCCTCAACGCGCAGTCAGAATCCCATTGGGGGTAATAGTCGGGCTTCAACGCCTCGTAGAACGCTTTCGCTCCGGCTACGATTTCCTCGTTCGTGGGCCGGCGCGTGGCTCCGGCGATAAAACCGGCCTCGTATTCCTTGCCCTTGGTCGTGCCACGTATTTCCTCGAGGGATAGACGGACAACTCGTTGGAGGACAGCCCACTTCGCCTCACTGCTGATGATGCTCACAGTCGACCTCGTTCCTGATTGCGAACAAGGCAATCATCCATAGACTGAGCAAGTTCCTCGTCGGTGATGTCGAACGCGGTGATCAGGTTGCCGACCGTCTGCAACACGTCGGCGAGCTCGCCGAGCATGGCTTGGCGGCGCTGGTCGCGCACGTAACCTATCCATCCGGCTTTCGCCTTGTCCCGGTCATCGCCGAGCTCGCCGCCCACGTTCACCCCGAAGCAGGCGAGGCAGTTCGCATGATCATCGAACTCCCGGCCAATGCCGCTCGGGTCTGTCGGGTCGCTGGCTTTCAGGTATTGTTTGCAGGCTTCGACCAGTTCGGCGCTCTCTTCCAGATTCTTCAAGGCCAGCCACTTGTCGGGCGTGAGACGGCCGAAAGATTCGACCGAGGGCAATTTCACAATACGATTGCTCATGCTTCCACCGCCTTAGCCAATCGGAACGGTGCAGCATTTAGAACCTGAACGCTATCCGTTGAGAACTGCGGGCGCGTGATACTCCAATTACCGGCATCAATACACGTGAGTGGAAAGGCATTCTCGCCCATCACCCATGTGTTATCGTCCTTGTCCAACCACAGTCCAGGCTTGTCAGGAAGCCGGGTCTTCGGACGGAGTCCGTAGGTGAAGGCGTTGAAGCCAAGGGCGATACATTCCGGCCCGACAGCGCCGTATACCCGACCCCAGAATCGGTTACGGCCTTTTTCCACATCTGTGACCTTGTAGCGGTTGCCGTCGAGCATAACGGCAATATCTTTCTCTTGGAGGTCATCAGCCTCCTCGATACGCTCGTAGTTGGGGTCATCCAACAATTCGACGGTATCGACGTAACTGGGAATGATGGGCTGCGTATCAGATGATTCAGCCGAGAACACGTGTAAATATGTTCGATGCGCGTCGAGTTGCATCGAAAGGCTACATATACCGTCCGTGTCTCTGGAACGCCGCACGAGCTTCCCTATGAATACGTCTCCGTTCTCCATTGTCACCTTGACTCGCTTATCGAGATTCTGAATCTCCATAAGGGTCTTACCTGCCCAGAATGGTTTCTCACTCATTGACAGCCTCCTTGGCTAGTTGTCGTTTACGTTTCCGCTTCGCCTCATACTGGGCGTATTTCTCGGGATGCTCCGACCTCCAACGGCGATGGTATTCAGCCATCTCACGCTGATGGGCGGCGGCATACTTACGAGCCGAAGCCCGAGCCTGAGCCAAATGCTCCGACCGGTACCGGCGTGCATACTCATTACGTTTCTCACGATTACGAGCGTTCCGCCGATTCGCCAGATCACGCAGATGCTGCGCATACTCGGGGTCGGTTCGACGCCGTTCCCTGACACGACAGTTCCGGCACATGCCATCCTTGCCGACCCGGCACATGCCACCGCACCAATCGCATTTCGGATGACGTTCAGTTATCAGGCCGGACAGTTCGCCGCCGTTCCGGCAATAGTCGATGAACTCCTCATCGGTCATGTCATCAACGTTCACAGCCACACCTCCCCATTAGTGAACCTGCGGAACAACACAGGGTCGAGCTTGTACAACGCCCGCCGAAACTGCGGGTCACGGCAGAACAGGATGAACAACAGGCTTACTGCTTCGGCGGTTCGCATCGCGTCCAACCTCCCTTATCGTCCAGAAGCACCCAACCATGTTGGGCGGTGAGAATCGGCACCAGTTCGGGGTGATCGTTGAAACCGCTCACGATGTACCCCAAGCTCATGGCCTCACGCGGATGGGCGTGAATCCACCCATGACATCCCGTATCGCCACTCCCACACGCCAAGATGAGGTTCGACGCCTCATGCAGTCCCGGCCACTTGTGTGACCGGAGTCTGCGATGATGCCGGCTGAAACCGCTCCAATGGAATGGTTTGCCGCAGCGGACGCACCGGTATTGGTCGCGTGCGTCCACCAAATCCTTGACGTGTTGGGACGGGTTAGATCTGCCCATTTCCGTATTCGTCCTGGGGTTGGCTCCACGGGTCCGTAGGCTGCTGATACTGCTGTTGCGGTTGCTGGAATCCCTGTTGCGGCTGCTGGAATCCTTGCTGATACTGCTGCTGCGACTGTTGGAAACCAGACTGCTGGGCCTTGGGTTTCGCGCTCAACACCGCAATGGTGCGGGCCGCGACATCCCAATTCTCATACCGTTTCCCATCCTTTTCCGACACTCTTTTGGACAAGCTGCCGTTCACAAGAACCTTCACGCTCATGTTCGGCTGGGACTTCAACTGGCGAACCTGATTCAAAGCATCCTTCGCCTGATTCGACAAGGGACGCACACCATAGAACTGAGGCTCCTTGTCAACCCACTGGTTCGTGTTCTTATCCGTGTAACCCGGATGGACGCTGACGTTGAGAATACTGGAATCCTGAAAATCCTTGATCTCTCCCGCATATCCGGTAAACTCGATGCTTGGTTCTCCGGCCATTACGCATTCCTCCTGTAATTGTTCGTCTTGTGTTTCTCCATGGCCCGCCTGTTGCAGACCAGCATGTGTGATTGGGCTCCGGCGCAATCAACGGCACCGCATGTGGGGCATTGGGGGAGCGTGATCTTGTCCCCGTGAGCCCACAGGCATCTGGCGCACTTGCAGCCCGGCCTCGGGGTGAAAGTCACTCGAAGCTCGCCTCCACCTTCGTGAACGGGAAACGATCATCCCGGACACTGGTCTTGAAGAACTGGCTGCGGGATTGGGACTGGCATGGGAAGGCGGGGGCGATGGTGCCATCATGGGAGAGCACCGGCATCCAACGTTTGCCGTCATGCTTCCACACCGATTCGGTGCGAGCCTTGTAGAAGCCCGGCTCCTTCGGAAGGTCATCCATCGTGTACGGTCCGCGGTACGCATATTGGAAAAAGGAGTCATCCACCCACCACCCGTCCGGAAAGCCGAGCTCCCCGATACTCAGGCACAGGGTCTGTCCGCCCACACGGTCAGAATCCGTCTTCTTCACCGTGTACTCGTTGCCGCTCTTCACCACCACTTTGTCGCCGGGGCGAACCTTCGTGATATCGGTGATACGCTCACGGAAAGCATCATCCACCAGTTCGATGGACTTGATACCGGAGTAAGGGACGAAAGTCGAGGATGAACGAATGGCGGGAGAAAGAGAGACGCAATGAGCAACGTTTCCCACCATGTCGAGCGTACTGGTCATCGTGTCGCCGTTATTCCACGTTATCTTGACACGCAGCCCTTCCAGCTCCCCGCAGGTCTTGCCTTTCCAGAACGGTTTCTTGTCATCATCTTCAGCCTGCTTGACGGATTCCGTCTCGGGCTTCGACTCGTACACATGCACGTTCCGAGCGGAACCGGTACTGTACCCATCGCCAAAATCCAAGAAAACCACGAGATTGCCTTCATCCTCGGTCTCGATGTACAGTGGCGGCTTATGGCCCATACTCATGATGAGAACGTCCACCATGCTTTCCTGGTTCTTCATCTCATGCAGTTCGCCCGCATAATGTCCGTCCGCATCATCAAACTCAACCCACATGCCCGGCTTCACGTCGTTCAAACCAATCTCACTGCTCACTGGGAGCCTCCTTAACCTTGTCGTTATGCTGTCGATAAGTGTCGATGAACCGTTGCGCCTGATATTCGGTCAACGTGCCATAAGCGACCCGCGTTTGCAGGACATTGCCGATGAAACCGTTCTCCTGACCCACCGGAATCTTGCAGTCTTCAAGAATCCGGTCGATCTGTGTTTTCTGCTCGTCGGTCATACCCTTGACAGAACGCTTTTTGTAGCCGCTCGTCTCACCGTCATCATCCGTGGTCGCCAGTCCGAACGCGCCGCAAGTGCTGTAGCGTCGCGCATACGTCAATGCGGAACCGAGGGCCTGCATGACGCTCATGCCACGCGAATCACCCACCTCGACCGGGATAAGACAATTACTGGCAATCCACTTGTCCGTGCCCTTCTTCCTGACGGCCGTATCCACATACAGGCGTCCGTCAACCAACTGGGTCGGCCATTGCAGGTCGAACCCCTGCTCGTCCACATAGTTCACGACCTGAGCCAGGGTCGCATACGTGCCACGACCGCCCCGAGCGTCCTTCTTGATTACCGCCATGATTCGATTTCCTCCTCTTCCTGAACCAATCTCCAATCGGGGAACGCGATCTCCTGCGGCACCTTCGACAGCCCGTAGCCACGCATCGCCTCCAACGGGTCGGGATACAGGTCACGGAACGACTTGATCTGCTTCAACGCCTTACAGATTTTCGGTTCCGCCAGTTCGGTGATGATGGGCGAATGCTCGTCAAACCGCCACACCCTCCAATCGAACGGCGGATTCTTCTCCTGCACGACGAACTCGAAACCCAACGGCCCCTTATATTCGGGCATCGTCAACCGGTAGAGACGCATGTAGAACGCGGCCTGAATGTGATACCCGTACTGCCAGCAGGAACGCTCGAACTCGTCCGGCGACTTCACCGTGGTCTTGTAATCACGGATACGCAGCACACCATCCGGGTCAGGAGTGGACGGCAACCAGTCCGCCTTGCCCTTAATCAACAACCCGGTATCAGGGTCGGCGGCGATCATCGCCACCTCCGGCTGACCATCCAGCTTCGTGAAAAAGTCTCCAACCATGTCCCGCATGGCCTGAACCTTCTCCACATCATCGGCGGACAGCCACACGATGTCATCCGCACCATACTGTTCGACCAGCCTGTCACGAAGAGCCTTGCCCTCCTTGGTACGCAGATTCGGTTTAGCCACAACCTGCGGGCCACTACCCAAAACCATGCTGTGAGCCGCCTTGCCGAACTCCAACGCCGAAGAATACTTATGCTCACCGGTCAGGTAATCCGAATACGCCAACGGGCTTACCAGCATTTTCTTCAACGAAGTCTGGTCCACCGCGTCCAACGCGAAGTAATCGTCATCGGTCATCTGCTCGACGGTCATTGCCCCTCCTTTCTTGCTTTGAGTGCTTCCTTGCCTAAAACCTTGATGGTGTCGGCCACCGAGTCGAGAAAATCGTCAACGTCCTCCACGTCGTAGACCTCTCCGTAAAGCAGGGAACGATACGTGCGGAACTTTCTATGCCGGACATCATTCGGGGTCAACATGAGAACCCCTCGACTGCATGGACAATTGTTCCTCTCGTTCCATCAGGTGACTGTGACGCCAAGTACGCGACTTGCCCTGCTTGTGAGATGCCTCCGCATAATCGGCCACATGGTCACGGCCAACGTCTCCCACGACCTTCGAGGCCTCGTTCCAATCCGAGTACACGCGATCGTTCACGGCCACATACTTGTCAGCGAGATAACGGACGCAATCACCGAGATAACGGATGGCTTTGGCGATGGAGTTGAAATCAGATGCCATCAGTCGGCGTCCTCCGTCTGAATCTGAGCCCACGTCTCCTCCATGAGAGGCCGGTCGATCTCGTAGTAGATGTAGGCCTTCCCGTGCTTCGGCGGGTAGGCGCCGAACTTCATCTTGTAGTTCTCGGCCAGACGGGAGCCGAAATGCAGAGCGCTTTTCTTCATCGGCTCGAATCCTTTCGAGCGCAGGAAGTCGCTGATGATAAGACGAGGCGAGTCGGGTTCCTTCGATGTCTCAGAAGGAGCGGCGGGATCGTCGAGAATCACGCGCGCCCGACGTTCAAGCTCGTCCTGCGGCAATAGTCCACGCGCCTCGTTGAGCAGTCTCATACGGTCGAATGGGGTGAGTTCCATGATTGTTTCCCTCCACTGGGCTTGATTATTTGGTTGTCCTTCTACGCCGGTGCTGACACGTCCGAAACCCTTTTATTGGTTTCCGACGCAAGGACGCGAAGGGGTTCAATTTTTCTGAGCGCCAAGCCGGGAGTCGAACCCGGTGCAGTCTTTGAAGTCCATGACCATTGGAAGGCTTCTCGGCTGCGGCCACCGTGCGCTTGGCTACCACCGGACGAGTTAGAAATGAGGAAAAGACCACGCCCGGAAATCTTCAGTTATTCGTCGTCCAACATGAAGCACAGGGCGACGGGGGAACAGCACAGGAAACCCGCGAGAATGCTCCACGGGCCCGCACTGGGTTGGAAGAGAAGCGTGAGAACACCAAGAACCAAGCCCGCCATGCACAGGCTCACGGCCCGTGTCTCATAGCGTGTGGGCGAACCGTCAGGGTGCTGATAGCCCGAACAGTGATGTCCATAATCCTTGGTGTTCATCATTTATCCTTTCCGTGGCCCGTGGAAGATTTGAACTTCCCACGCCAACCGTCATGAAATTTCAAACGGAGACAGGAGTGTCTAATGGGTGACGGTTTGTCGGCGTCTCCGATTCCCCCTAATCGCCAAGGGACGGGCCGATGGTTGCCGTGAACGGTCGTAGTATGGTCAGTATTTGTTCGCCTGTAGTCTTGTTTGGTGAATAAGGGAACCGACCGGCCACGGCAAGACTTTGTTATTCCTCGTTCTTCTCGTCGGCGCAGTCGGCCAGGTCTTCAAGGGCCTTGGCGACGAAACGCGCCTGACTCGGAGTGAGGGGACGGGCACCGTAATCGGTGTCGATTTCCGCGTTGATTAGACCATCTTCGGTGACGTTGCCGGTGAAGTATTCACGGGTGCGACGTTCCTCCACAACGAGCTTCTGGGAGAGGTTACGATTCTGACTAAGCATTGTTTTCTCGATTCGGAGAGGAGGTGATTTTTATGGCTAGTGAAGCGGAGAACTATGCAAGTTCCGCTTGCGATGATTTCAATGCAGCAGCAAGGCTGTCAGCTGACCCAGCTCAGCGGAAGATGGCGTACGGTCTAGCGAATCTCGCGGCTGCAATCGTCCATATCTCTCGTGAAAACGCCGTGCTGCAATCTCAGTTGCAGCAAACCCGTTCGTGAGGCGGCTGGCGTTCATGTCGCTACGTGGGTCTGACTGGGGGGAGCCAGTCAGTCTCGCGTGGCGGCGAGTCCAAGTTGGGGTCTGATAGACACTCATGCTGTTACCTCCAAGTCAGGAGACTTCATGCCGGCGGCTAAGCGAGCTGAACTGATGATGTCTGCCATTGTTATGCCAAGCGCCACGGCGATGTCGTTGAGATCGTCGGTGGAGAAAGCCTTCCTGAAATTGAAGCGGTCGTAGAAGAATTTCTTGTTGCGCCCCACTCTGTTGGCAAGCTCCGGGGTGCTTACCCCTCGTCTTGCTGCCTCAGCACGAACTGCTTGAATCAGTCCCACCGAAGTTTTTGAAAGCTTTGTTTTCGTTTGCATATCTTTAACGTACCGCATACGGTACGGCTTGTCAACCGGAAACGGTACGAAATTTACAAACGTACCGAAATTCGGTACAATGTAGTTATGAGTAAATATGAATCGCAGTTCACTCAACGAGTGATAGAGACAATTGAAAACAGGCGCAGAGACGCCAAAATGACCATCGATGACCTATGCAAAGCTTCAGGGATAGGCCGTAATTCCTATTACGCAAAATTGCGTGGTGAACGATGCTTCAACACCGAAGATATTGACGCAGTGGCCGAAGCCTTAGGGTGCGATCCTTTCCTTATTCTGGAAGAAGCCTCTGCGCCGGAGCCTCAAACGCAATATGCCTCAGTCGCTTCCCAGCTTGAAGATGTTCTCGGCAAGAAGATTCAGATCGAGAAAGCGGCCTATGAGGATAAGAACAAGAATGCGGAGTCCGGGCGTGAAAACATGGACTGACCTCACCGGTGAGGCGCGTCATATGGGAGTACTTATAGAGGATAGGAAGTTCGATGGTTCGCAGTGCGGGGAATACGATCCCATCACCCGCACCGCTTACATTGACCCCACAATGAGCATGGAACAACGGGCATGTACATTGCAGCATGAGCTTATCCACGCCAAGCACTTCGATGACGGGCTGCGTCTGTTGAGCCGTGAGAAGGAGGAATGCCTGACGCGCAAGGAGACCGCATTGGCGTTGATAAACCCCGTGGACTATATGCACGCCGAGGACTTGTACGGGGGAGAACCGTACGCGATGGCGCAGGAACTCGGTATCACCGTCAGCGTTCTGCAGGATTACCGGCATTGGCTGCACGACAACCTGACCATATCGAGTTAGGATTAAGGCACCAGTTCAATGGATAGAAGGGAATAATTTTGAGCGAGCCTGAACAGAATCGGCCTGAATCGGAACCGGACAAGTCAAAGCCGGAAATGACGCAGGAAGAACTGCAACGCCAGCTATTGGAGACACAGAAAAGACTCGTGGAATTGCAGGAACAGCAGATAAGGAAGAAGGATTCTCAATCCGACAATCACGATACCGGCATCGGCAAATCCGTTGTGAGCATTCTTATCGCAGCGGTGATCATCGCCGTGGTCGGCTTCGTCATTCATGACTACACCAAAACGAAGGAAGTCAATGAACATGCCTCCGACAATATTTATGATGCGCTGAGTCTAGGTAGCGGCTCACCGGACGACATCTTTCTATCGTCCCTACCGATGCAACCATGATAATCAAGCATGGGACATAAAATTCATAAACCATTGACCCAATGAAGAGAAGGGGAAACAACATGAGCTCGCCGGTTTACCAGCCCATGCCGCCAGCAGGCATGCAACCATCACAGCCTGTATCTCATAGGCGTAAAAAAGGAATCACGATTCCGGTGCCGGTTTTCGTCTTGTTGATTATCGGTATCATCGTCGCACTGTTCGTGGGCATGCTTTTCGGTGTCGGAGCCATGAGCGAAGAAGTCAATTCCGCTCAACAATCGTCGTATGCATGGGAGGATAAATACAAAGCCGCGAAGGTCCAGTTGAACGGATATGTGAGCGCTCCGAGCGTAGCGCCCGATACGATGGGAGCCTGCGGTGTCCTCTTCGATGGTAATCAGTCCCTGATTGATGATGTGGCAGCGGTATCTGGGTACTTCCGCGATCCGGCTAACCATGATGCCGTCCAAGCCTTCTCGGGAGCTTCATTGGCGGTCAAGACAATCAACGAGGCATTCCCAAAGGCCGACCCCGATATGAAAGCGAGTCTTGCCGCATTGAATGCTCCGATGTTGAAGATTGTGTATGCGACACAGAATCTTGGTTACGCTGATGCCCAATACGACAGCCTTCAAGTGCTATCTGATCTGAATAGCGTCATGGAATCATGTGTTGCTGTCGGATATACAGCGAAGCAGTAAACGAAAGACAATGGTCTCGTCTTCCTGTATTGGAGAACGGGACCATTTTGTATACCACTACAATATGATGGTCAGGTGTGTTTCCTAGTGGAGGGCCATACCTCATGGTTCGGGTCCCACCAGAGAATGTGGAACTCGTTGCCTACAAGGAAACCGTACAGGCGTTCGGTGCCGCCCAAGCGGAACCGGGCCAACGCATCGCCTTCGCGTTCATAGTATTTCGCCAGCCGGTCCTGTGGCGTCTGGTTGGGGCATTGGGTGAAATCAGGGTAGCAGGTGAACGCCTGATATGAGGGGCTAATGATCTCGCCCACCGTGGCCTTTTCGAAGTCACGCATCTTCAACAGCAGCAGTCGATGCTCCTCGTCGCTCATGTGCGCGAGCGACCATGGACAGTCGGCCTCAAGGTCAACGCAGTCGAAACGGAATACGATGCGACGGTTCACGGAATCTTTGGGAATCTCCGTGGCGGATTCGGGGACATGATAGCTTTTCGCCACGTGATGCGCGGGCACACGTTTTGAAGAGCTCGGGGCTTTGGCCTTGATGCTCTTGGTTTTGCTGCGGTGGCCCACTATTCGGTGAGGCTCCCATAGTATTCGGCCATGGCGGCTTCAGTTATCTCGGTGTTGCAGATGGCGCCTTGGGGGAGATTGCCGCGAGCGTCCTTCCAAGGGCGTTCGCTGTGGGTGAGTTCGCTCAACTGGTAGGCTCCCATTTTCCCGTAGGCCTTCAACACGGCGTCTATGGTGTTGATGCCGTCCTCGTCAATGTTGGACGGGTCGCCGTGAATATCGCCGCGCGTGATCTTGAACATGCCCTTGTGCGCATGGTATAGGTCGGGGCATACCGGGCCGTTGGCCCATGCCTCGAACCGTTCGGGGAACAGACGCCGTTCATCCCATACGAGGGACCATGCCTGTGAATAGTAGCAGAGCTTTTCCAGTTTCATTGTGGTCATGACGCCGAGCTTGTCCAGCACGTAAGCGGCCACGTCGAATATGCTTGTCATGGTGCGCCTCCGTAACGTTCCTTCCGCTGGACATTCAAGGTGATTAACTTACTCTTCCATTGTATGGCCGGCAAGTTTCGGCGCGCCAGTTCACGCCTTCCATTCGATCTGCTTCAGACCGAGCCCGTCGCTTATCGTCTCCATGCCTCGCATCAAATCTTCTACCGGCACGGTGCGGTAATGCTCGCTCATGGCTATGCTCGAATGGCCGACGATGCGTTGGATGATGCCGGGGTCAACCTTCATGTGGAACAGGAGCGATACGACGGAGTTGCGGCATTCATGCCCGTACCGGTTCTCGTAGTCGGGTATGCCCGCCCTGCGCATGAGGTCGCGGAAACTGGCCCTGTCATCCAACGCGGCCAACGGCATACCCTCGCGCGTCCTGAATATCAGGTTGTACGGGTTCGGGATGATATTCTCCGTGGCCTCCAGATACCGGTGCACGACGGTGCCCAACTGGGGGATTATCGGCACGACCTTGCCTCTCGCGGACTTCGGCGGCGTCAAAGCGTACCCTTTGCACAGGTGTATCATGTCGTATCCGTCCGGCACCCTCCACCGGTATCGGGGGCAGCTCGAAGGCCGTTTGAAGCCGCACGGGTATCTTCCGTCCCTGCCGGGCTCCCCACACCCATGCTCCTTGTCGAGGCTTTCCAGTTTCCAGTTCACCGTGTAGGTGCCTATCCATATCTCGCCGCTGTCCGGGGTTTCCAACGTCTTGTCCCGCCACAGGTCGAGATCGTCCAATGTGGCTCCCAGTATCTCCCCCTGTCTCATGCCGGTGAGCAGACGCCACCATTGGCGTGCGCCCAGAAACAGGTCGTCGGAGGACGCTTCGAGCATGTCCTGCATCTGCTCCACGGTGAACGCCTTGCGGTCCTGCGTGCCGCTGCGCCTGTCCGCCGACACGGCCACGGGCCCGTTGATGGTGCGCCGGTCCCCGGCCAATCCCGTGTCCCTGCGTTTCGGCCTTGCCGCGCTGGTGACCGGACTGGTGGGTATCAGCCGGTCGGCCACCGCCGCCTTGAATATCTGGTTAAGGATGTTGTAGAAGCCAAGCTGCCGGTTGTACGAGCATGGGGTGCCGTCGAGGTTGCGCATGTTGGCTATCATGCGCTGCACCGCCGAGGCGGTCACTTCGCCCAGCTTCTCGTTCGCGTACTTGCACAGGTGCACGCTTATGAGGCTCGCGTAGTTGTTGATGGACTTGGGTTTCAGGTCGCGTCGTTTCAGCTCGAACCATCGTTCCGCGTACTCGCCGAGCCGGGTGGCGCGGTCTACGCCCATGCCCCATTCGGTTTTCTCCTTGAGGGCTTCGGCTATTTTCCTGTCGCATTCCTTGTAGGTCTTGGCGGACACCCATCGGCCGTCCACCTTGGCCTGCCAGTTCACGTATGTCTTTACCGTGCCGTCCTTGAGTGTTTTCCGCTGCTCGTGGCGGATGGGGTAGACCGCTCCGGTTTTCCTTATCCTAGGCATTCAGCATCCTTCATTCTCCAACATTCTCCAACAAACAATCCGTGGCGAATGGTATTCCAATGGTATACCAATCGTATCAAATCGTTGGAATTCCGCCGTTCTTTCCGTGGGAGCCGTTGATTTCATTATACGTTACTGGATGTGGAAGGTGTGCTGAACTAGCACCTTTTGTTTCTGACTAAGACCCCTTGGAACAGCAACAATTCCAAGGGGTCTTGGCGTATTGGAAATGTTCTTGGCTAGAGAGATACAG